TCTTATCTTATCTTATCTTATCTTATCTTATCTTATCTTATCTTATCTTATCTTATCTTTATCTTAGATCTTATCTTATCTTTATCTTAGATCTTAGGTGTCTTTATTAAATGTACATTTAATATAATAATTCAAAGTATAGAAACCTTCTTAACTAATTTAAGAAATATTATTAATATCAAAGAATATAAATATGCCAACATTTAATACCAAAGACGAGATATTTGGATCTAAAATAAAAGACCAGCATCAAGTGATCTTTGTCGCCGACCTTTTCGTTGAGGATTATATCGGTGGAGCAGAATTAACATCAGAGGCCCTTATTTCTGAATCGCCTTATGGCGTTTTGAAGCTTAAATCGCAAGACGTTACTATGGATCTCTTGCAGCAAGGTGCCGATAAGTTTTGGATTTTTGGAAATTTTTCTGCGCTTAACCCGCAACTAATCCCCAGCATAGTAGCTAATCTTAAATATTCAGTGCTTGAATACGACTACAAGTATTGTCGCTATCGATCCCCAGAAAAACACTTGTCCGTTACAGAAAAATCTTGCGACTGTCATGAACAAATTAATGGTAAATTGATATCTGCTTTTTATTGCGGAGCACAAGGGATGTGGTGGATGTCAGAAGGACAAAAAGACCATTACACTAGTTTGTTTCCGTTTTTATTAGAAAAATCAAACGTTGTTCTATCCAGCGTTTTTAATAAAAAAACTTTAGGGACCATCAGGGCGCTCAGAGAAGGCATTCTAAAGTCAAAAGAGGAACGTAAAAAGTGGATTGTTCTTGGGTCAGAATCGTGGATAAAAGGTTTTGATGATGCAAAAAGTTGGTGTAAGGAAAATGTTAAAGACGTCGATGTGTTATGGAACATGTCTTATGAAACGACTTTAACAAAAATTGCTATAGCCGAAGGATTTGTTTATTTACCACGAGGTAAAGACACCTGCCCACGAATGGTTATTGAAGCTAAACTATTAGGTTGCACGCTACACATTAATGATAACGTTCAACACAAAAATGAAGAATGGTTCGCTACTGATGACATTGAATCGATTGAAGCATATCTTTATGCAGCGCCTGGTTTATTTTGGAATGGAATTAGAAGTATGATGAACTATAAACCAACCATCAGCGGATACACACAAACTCGAAACTGTATTGAACAAAATTACCCGTGGGAACAATCTATTAAGTCGTTACTAGGATTTTGTAATGAGGTTATTATAGTAGACGGAGGTTCAACAGACGGTACTTGGGAAAGACTTTTAGAGATTCAGCAAATCGAACCTCGAGTGAAGCCATTTCAAATAACAAGAGATTGGAATGATAAACGCTTTGCTCTTTTCAATGGGCAACAAAAAGCTGAAGCCCGATCTAAATGTATAAGCGAATTTTGCTGGCAGGTCGATATCGATGAAGTCGTACACGAAGATGACTATTCTAAGATAATTGACCTCGTAACGAAATTTCCAAAAGGTGTCGATCTTATAGCACTCCCAGTTGTTGAATATTGGGGTGGACCTGAAAAGGTTCGCGTTGATGTTAATCCTTGGAAATGGAGATTAAGCCGTAATAATCCTAACATTACGCACGGTTTACCAAAGTCCCATCGTAGATTTGATGATGAGGGTACCATGTTCTCTATTGGCTCAGATGGAGATGACTATATCTACAAGGATACTTTGGAAAATGTACCGTGCGTATCATTCTACACGAACGAAGTTGATTCTGCTCGCCAAGCGGCGATGAGCGGCAATAAACAAGCTCTTGTGGCTTATGAAAATTGGCTTAATCAAGTTGTCGAACAACTTCCAGGAGTCTATCATTATTCATGGTATGATCTCGAGAGAAAGATCCACACATATAAGGGTTTTTGGTCGCGCCACTGGACGTCGCTCTATAATCAAGTACAAGAAGATGTATCAGAGAACAACAAGTTTTTTGACAAGAAGTGGTCCGACGTGAATGACGAAGAGATTAAAGATCTTGCAGTTCGTATGAAGGCCGAGCTGGGTGGCTGGATATTTCACCATCGTGTTGACTTTTCCAAACCGACACCATGGTTAATCATCAAAAAATCAGAGCCGGCAGTAATGACAACCAGGGGACAAGTGTTTAGTTCGGAGATCGCCACCACATGAAGAATCGTTTTGTCTTCGTCGTTCCGTATTACAATGCGGAAGAAGACATATCAAAGACCCTCCACTCTATAATGGCCCAAAGTTATGATGAGTGGAGGGCTATTGTTATCAACGATATGTCTACCGACAATGGATCTAATCTCACCTCGCGAATAGTCGATGGGTCCATCCATCGAGACAAATTTACTCTCGTAGACAGGGTAGAGAAGCATGGAGAAGTTCGTAATACTCTTGTATCGTTAGATTCGATAGAAGATGATGAGGTTGTATGTCGATTGGACGGCGGAGACTGGCTACTGGAAAACGATCTACTATGGGTGCTTAACGAAACGTACAATGATCCATCTCAGGCGGTCGCCTGGACAGCGCACAGGTGGAGCTATACAACAAGAAATATCTCTGGACCTTTAAATTTACAATCGAGTCAAACTGTCTATCAACACCCGTGGGTTTCAAGTCACCTGAAGACATTTCGTGCAGGACAACTTCGTAAAGTTCCAAAAGCTAACTTTTTTACAGACTCAGGCGAGTACATAATGATTGCATGCGATCAAGCGATATTCTTACCAATGATGCATCTCTCCCATGGAGAAGGAAAAAAGTTGAACTTCGTACCTATTGTCGGATACCATTACAATATCAATCTAGGAAATAAAAATTTATTTACTTCGAATAGAGCGATCAATCAAAAGATGTCAGCTGAGACGATCCGCGAAAGAGGATTTTTAGAGTGAAGATATTGTTAGACAACGTTGATATCAATTCTTCCTCAGGCCCAAACTCTTTTGGTCGATTGTTATCAGAAGAACTCAAAAGAGTTGGTCACCATATTAGCTCGCGATTAATAGATCCAGACGTTCAACTTTCTTTTATAGTCGCATCTCAAAAAAAAGCTAAACTAGCTTTACGCCTTGATGGAATATACTTTAACTCTCGACAAGATTGGGAATCCATGAATTCGTCTATTAAGAATTCGTTTAATCTTGCAGACGTAGTAATATACCAATCTAATTTTAATAAAACATTGACTGAAAAGTTTTTTGGATATGCAAAAAACTCATTCGTAATAAATAATGGTACTTGTTTAGAAACTATTCGTAGTATTAATCCATTAGCTCAACAAGAGCTTGACGAGTATTCAGAAGTATGGTCGTGTGCATCCTCTTGGAGACCTCACAAAAGACTAAAGGAAAATATCGGTTATTTTTTAGAAAAAGCGCCTATTGATTCTTGTCTTATTGTTGCCGGTGAAAATCCAGATCACGTCATTAAGCACCCTAGGATATTTTATGTAGGACAACTTTCTTGGAGAGATTGCATATCTCTATATAAAAGATCAACTACTTTTTTACATTTAGCATTTTTAGATCACTGTCCTAATGTTGTTATCGACGCTGTTGCTTCTGGTTGTAAGTTGATTGTGGCATCTAGCGGAGGAACAAGCGAGATTGCAGGACTTAATGCTTTGGTCATTAAAGATTTGGATTGGGATATGTCGCCGCTTGACCTTTATTCGCCGCCTGCTTTAGATTACTCTAAAGAAAAGCAAAATTGTGTTATATCAAATATTAATATAATCGATGTCGGCACTCGCTATATAAATGCGCTAGGATCAATATGAAAAACATACACGAATCTGTTAGTTGTTTGTTGACAGCAAAGCTTGTTAAATACAAAAACGAGAAATTGAACGTCGCCACTTGTACTTTAATATATCAAGATATATTTGAAACTTTCGTTGATGTAATTCAAGAATCACAAATCGAAATAAGCAATGAAGCAATGAATATGATATGTCAAATGTATTATGACGTAGTTGCCATCAACGGAAATCAAGAGTTGGATCCAAACATTTTCTCACAAAGAGCTAGCGTAAAAAATATAGAAACAAAAGAACTAGCATTGTTAGCTAGCATTTTTTCTAATACGCCTTTTGCTGTGCCTTTTATTCTTGAAGTAAAAAAGAGGTCGTAATATGAGTAAGCGTGCTTTCATAACAGGCGTAACTGGTCAGGATGGTAGCTATCTTGTTGATCTTTTGGCATCAAAAGGTTACGAAGTACACGGTCTTATCAGACAATCTACGCAATTTACGCCTGATCGTTGGGGACACTTAAAAGGAGCAATGTTGTCTAAAAAGCTAGAAGTTCATCATGGCGATCTAATGGACGCATCAGGAATGAGAGTAATATTAGAAACCATTCAACCTGACGAAGTTTATAATCTCGCAGCGCAAAGCCATGTTGGTATATCTTTTGAACAGCCAGTTAATACTTCAGAAGTTACAGCTCTTGGCACGCTTTATCTATTAGATGCGATCAAACGTTCTAAATTAAATTGTAAATTTTATCAGGCATCATCAAGCGAGATGTTCGGAAAAGTTAAACTGACTCCGCAAAACGAAGAAACGCCTTTTTATCCTAGAAGCCCATACGGTTGCGCAAAAGTATACGCTCATTATATTACACAAAACTATAGAGAATCCTATGACATCTTTGCATGCTCAGGCATTTTATTCAATCATGAATCCGAGCGAAGAGGAGAAAACTTTGTGACTCGTAAAATCACAAGAGCCATTGGTCGTATTAAAGCTGGTTTGCAAAACGAGTTGCGAATGGGAAATACGACGGCGCTTAGAGACTGGGGATATGCACCTGAATACGTTGAAGCAATGTGGCTAATGTTGCAACAAGATCAGCCTAACGATTATGTGATAGGTACAGGAACGCAACACTCTGTTCAAGAATTTATCGATGCAGCTTTCGCCATCGCCGGCCTTGATAAAGATCAATATATCAAAATAGATCAGAAATTTATGAGACCGTCGGAAGTAGATACACTTATCGCCGATACTTCGAAGGCTAAAGAAGTTTTGGGTTGGACACCTCAAGTTGACTTTAACACGCTTGTTAAAAAGATGGTAGAGCATGATATTGCGTTGGCAGAGAAGGAAAAATCTCTTTTCTAATAATCATGAATAAAGTTTTTGTATTAAGACCATCAGAAGATTGGATCGTCGATAGACTAGTCGATGAATGGTACACGGGCAATTCTGATATGTCAGTCCATGATTCAAATCAAGCAGATGTGATATGGTTACTCGCAAACTGGTGTTATAAGCGTATTGATAGAAATTTATTGATAAGCAAAAAAGTGATCACTACTATTCATCATGTTGTTAGTGAGAAATTTGATCAAGCTAAATTGTTAGATTTTCAGTATAGAGACTCTATAACCAGTGTTTATCATGTACCCAATGGTCACACAGAAAGTATCGTAAAACAATTAACTAAAAAAGCTATACATGTAATTCCATATTGGGCTAATCAAAACATCTGGAGACAAACTGGCGACAAGTTAATGTTAAGAGAAAAATACGGTTTGACTATCGACGGATATTTGATAGGGTCATTTCAAAGAGATACAGAAGGACATGATTTAAAGACTCCAAAACTAGAAAAGGGTCCTGACCTACTGGTAGATGCTATAGAAAAGCTTTGGATAACTAATAAATCAATTCATGTTGTTTTAGCTGGTTGGCGCCGACAATATGTGATATCTAGACTTGAGCAAGCTGGTATACCTTATACATACTTTGATCGACCTTCGCAAGAAACAATAAATGAGTTATACCAAACGTTGGATCTATATCCTGTCACCGCTAGAGCAGAAGGTGGGCCACAGTCTCTAATAGAATGCGGATTATTGAACATCCCAGTAGTTTCTAGAGATATTGGTATAGCAAGTCAAGTTCTTCCTAAAGAATCAATTTCAGCTGACGTTGCGAGTGCTACACCGAATATACCGACAATAGATAACTTAAAATTGCCTAGTGGATATCTTAGCTATAGAAATTTGATAAACTCGCTATAAAAACGTTGGCGTGTTTCATTGACGAAGTTGGAGTTTAAAATGCAAAACAATTGGTATGATGATTTGTGCGAATATTATAAAGTGACGCCTGAAGTCGCGACACAACTAGGTACGCGTAGCGCCGGTAGAAAACCAAATTTACCAGGATCATCTACAACACATGCTGTTAGCAACAAGACATTTGAAGAGATATGGGCTTCGGCGCCTAGAGACAACGAAGAACAAATTTTTCAATTTTATAAAGATCAAGGTGCATGGTCGGCTTTTAGACAAGTCGTTCGACATAAAGATATGACGAACCTACACTTAGATCTTTTGTCTAGAACAATAAAAACAAATTCTACTTTTTGTGAGTATGGTTGTGGAGTAGCGCCATTTACTTATACATTGTTAAAAAATATTGATGTTAATGAATGTTTAAACATTTATATTTCAGATGTAGAAAGTGAACATTTTACATTTGGTGCTTGGCGATTAAAAAAATTAATAGAGTCTAGAGATTTAAAAAATATAAAGTTTGAACCGGTAACTATATTGCCTAATTCATTACCTCAATATTCAAAAATGTTAGATATAGTTTTTATATTCGAGGTCTTAGAACACGTTCCTAACCCAGTAACATTATTAAAAAATCTTTCGTCACAAATGAGTGCCGGCGGATTATTTTGCGAAAACTTTATCAAACATGTTCATGATCCGAACGAACAACCCGGACCTGATTTAGAATCAGCTGCAATGTTAAGAGATCAATATTATGAAAACTTGAGTACGGACTTTAAATTATTTATTGGCGAATTTCCCAGTCTTAGTCCGAATCAAACTAGGGTTTGGAAAAAAAATGAAAATCTATTTTAATAGACGACCTGTTAAAGGTCCTTGGGGAGGCGGTTCTAAAGTGCTTTCTTCCGTCGTAGAAGAATGTCACAAGCGTAATCATGCAGTGATATTCGAAGAACAATTAGATCTTACTAATGGAGATGTTGATCTAATCGTGTGCTTGGATCCTAGACCTAATCAAAGCGTTGATTTTAAAAAGATGCTTGAATACAAGGAGAAGTTTGGAAAAAAAATTCTTCAAAGAGTCGGTGATCTTGGTACACATGGGAAACCAGAACTTTTTGAACTTTTGAAAAAAACTACGCCACTAGTAGATGTTCTCGTATTTCCTAGTAACTGGGCAAAAAAATATTTAAATCAAGACGACTCAATACAACAATATGTAATTAAAAATGCGCCATTACCAGCGTTTGTCTTTAGCAAGAATTACGAAAAATCATTTGATGAGAAAATAAATCTTGTAACTCATCACTGGTCTGATAATGTCAATAAAGGATTCGACTTTTATCAAGAGTTAGACAATTATTGTTTAAATTCTAAAAAGTTTACATTTACATATATCGGAAGGGCTCCTCGAAATATTTCCTTTAATAGACACCTACCTCCACACGATGTAAGCGGATTAATCGATGAGTTGCCAAATTATCACATATACGTTACAGCTTCTAAACTTGAGGCTGGCGCTAATCATGTTCTTGAGGCATTAGCGTTGAATTTGCCTGTACTTTATCACAGCGATGGAGGCAGCATACATGAATATTGCAAAGATCATGGATTTTCTTATACCAATTTAGAAGAATTAACGTATATCTTAGAAAACCATATTGAACACATCTATTCCATTTTTATAAAAATGTCTGTAACCAGGCAATCCTTAGACATGGCAAAAGAATACGTAAATTTATTTGAGACCCTCGCGTGAAAATTAATATTAGTATAGACGATGTTTCTCCGCATCCCCTTTCTTCTATACGCGTTATAGAAAGATGTAATGAGATTATATCGATATTCCCAAGCGTAAAGTTTAGTCTCTTTGTTCCGGTCGCCTATTGGCGAACAGTTAAACATGGAACTACCACTGACAAACCTTTAAATATCGATCTTTTTCCTGATTTTTGTAATTTTATTAGTAAACTTTCAAAAGAAAATTTTGAAATTTGTTATCATGGATTTTATCATGGTATACCTGGTATAAGCGACAACGATGAATTTCAACGATTAAATGCAGACGAGGCTAAACAAAAATTTCAAACCATGTTTGAAGTTGTTGATCGAGCAGGCTTAGGGACTATTTTTAAGCCTATATTTAGACCGCCTGCGTGGAGAATGTCGCCAGACGCTATTAACGTTGCTCAATTATCAGGTATAGAAATATTAGCTCTTTCTCCAAAGACATATGCTAGAAAAATTTACGACGGCGCAGAAAATACTTTTGATAAAATTGTTTATTATAATTGCAATCCTCCGTTTGATGAGCTTAACGCTTTTTCTCCTTATACCGAAATTGTCTACCACGCTTGTGAATGGGACTCGAATTATTTAAGCAAAGAAAAAACAATAGAATTAAAAAACTTTTTGCAATTACAAAACAATGCAGAATTTTGTTTTATGAAAGATCTTATATGATAATCTTAAAAAAGATTCAAAAGATAAAAACGCCGGATGGTTGTATGATTCCCATATATAGAAATTGGGATAATGAAACCAACGAAGGTCATGAACCTAAAATGGTTTATGCTACAATGATAATGTCTAAAACAGAAAAAGATATTATACTTCACGAACGTAGAATTGCTTATATGACCTGCATACAAGGCGTTGTCCAATTAGAAACTCACGTTGAAAATACGATTAAGACAACTTCGCTGTCTTCTAAAGAAGATGTAAACGGGATGATCGACCTTGTTATTATTCCTGCCAATATGCCAATAAAGTTGTCAAATCATGGTGACGAAACGGCGATTATCATAAATTGCCCCAGCCCGTCTTGGCATCCAAATGATCCTGACACCATAAAATTTAAAAATTGGAGTGAATTTAAAAAATGGAAAAAAGACTAAAAAAACCTTGTCACTTTTTAGTGACAGGCGGTTTGGGGTTTATAGGTAGCTTCTTCATAGAAAAATGCTTGTCTTTAGGTCATAGCGTAACGAACATCGATAAGATCACCTATGCTTCGAATACTGATATAAAGTTTATCGGAGAATATAAATTCATTCAAGAAGACATATGCGACATTAAAGAAATACCCAACTGTGACATTATAGTAAATTTCGCCGCCGAGTCACATGTAGATAATTCAATAACTGAAAGCTTTAACTTTTTGAATTCCAACGTTAAGGGTATTTATAACTTGTTGGAAATAATAAAGAACAACAAAATAAAAAGTGCTTTGGCGGCTCAAAAATATGCTAGTCCATTATTTGTACAGATTAGCACCGACGAAGTCTTTGGAGATATAGCTGAAGGATTTTTTAAGGAAGAAGATAGACACAAAGCCAGCAATCCTTATTCGGCGACTAAAGCCGCCGCAGAACAAATATTATTTGCGTGGGCCAGAACTTATGATATACCTTTTTTGATGACTAGAACAACGAACAATTATGGTAAAAGGCAACATCCTGAAAAGTTGATACCGAGAGTTATAACGAAGTTACTAGCAGGAGAAAAAGCCCCTATTCACGGTAACGGTTCATATATTAGAAACTGGATTCACGTCGAAGATAATATCGAAGCGATATTACGAGTTATCGATCTTGGAACTCTAAATGAAGTTTATCATATTGCTTCCGAAGAAGAATATACTGTTAATGAAGTTGTCGAGCGAATTTGTAGAGTTTTAAATTTAAACTTTAAAGACAGAACAGACTATAGTTCAGATAGAGCCGGTGCTGATTCAAGGTATGCACTTGATTTTCAAAAGATAACAAAACTAGGCTGGGTTCCAAAGAGAAGCCTTGAAGAATCACTAATAGAAATCGTAGAACACTATAGAAATAAAAATGATACCACTTTTTAAGATTCATTCGCCCGCAGGCGTCGGAACAAAAATACAAGAAGTTTTTGATGCAGGAGTTATAACTGAAGGAGAATTCTCTGATAAATTCGAAAGCGAGTTTGGTTCTTACGTTGGTAATTCAAACTGCTCTTTAGTTAATAGTTGTACTTCGGCTTTGACACTTGCATATAGATTATCAGATCTAGGTCCTGATACGGAAATTATCACGACCCCTATGACCTGTATGGCAACCAACGAACCAGCCCATCTAACAGGAGCAAAGCTGGTTTTTGCTGACATTGACCCGACAACAGGTAATATTGATCCAGAATCAATAAAGAAAAGGTTATCAAAACGAACTAAAGCAGTCGTCGCCGTTCATTGGTCTGGTCAACCTTTCGATATTAACTCAGTACGACATGTCGTTAAACAATATAATCCAAATATCAAGATTATAGAAGACGCCGCCCATGCGCTTGGAGCGTCTTATGAAAACAAACCTATAGGAGGTCATTCTGATTATGTTTGTTTTTCATTTCAAGCTATCAAACACCTAACGACCGTTGATGGTGGAGCAGTATGTTCTCTTTTAACAAATGACGACGCCAGGATAAAAAAAATTCGTTGGTTCGGTTTAGATAGAAAATACGTTGGTCCGCGGTGGGAACAAGATATAACAGAATCAGGTTATAAGTTTCACATGAATAACGTAAATGCTATCATCGGATTAGAACAGATGAAGCATTTAGACTTTATTGTTAATTCTCATAAGAAAAATGGTAAACTATACGATACAAGGATAAACAATCCTAAAATCGAAAAGCTTCGTCGAGATAGTTGCGCAGAGTCTTCTTACTGGATCTATTCGTTACTCGTTGACAACAAAGAAAAATTCAAACAACATCTTGCTATGAACGGGATAGCTTCAGATGTAGTTCACGTGCGTAACGATCACTATAGCGTCTTTGGAGATTTTAAACAACAAGACCTCAGCGGGACCGATAAGTTTTGTAATAAGATGATTAATATACCTGTAGGTTGGTGGTTGAGCGATGCCGATTTAGATAAAATAGTCGATGTCGTTAATAACTACTAAATGTATATGATGATAAGTTTAAGACGCGTTAATAAAAGCGATCTTGGTTTTATTAACACCATTAGAAATGACACGTCGACAAGAAGTCAGTTAGAGAATACTAATACTATTTCTTTAGAAGAAACAGTCAAATGGTTTAATGAAAAATCTCCAATTTGGTTTATTATTAATCGCGAAATTGAACAAGTAGGTTATATTAGAACTAGCTTCGATACGGGTACTTCTATCTGTATAGGCTGTGATATAGCGCCAGCACAAAGAGGAAAAGGATATGCCGAGGCAGCATATCGACACTTGATTCCTGAGCTATATGAAAAAGGCTATTCAATAATTTGGTTAGATGTATATCGTGACAATATACCTGCATATAACTTATATAAAAAACTAGGATTCTATGAAGTCGGATCAAGTTGTAGAATTATTAATAATAGAGAATACATCACGATGATCCACGCGAGGAAGAATACGTGACAGTAGATTTGCAAATAGCGATACCGTGTGGTCCTAATAGCGAAAGATTCGCCAACTTTTTAATTAAGACTATCGAATCCACAATATCGAAAACATTGAATTATCGTTTTTTAATAGGTGTCAATAAACCTAAAGTCGATAAGACCATAATAATCGGTGACCATCCTGCAAATAAATTTGATTTTATAGAAGAATTTTCGCAAGAGACAAGTAGCCTAGGCCACGCGCATTGTCTTAATCTCATGTTAAAAAACATGAATTCTAAGTTTGGATTTTTTTTAGATTCTGACGTGGCAGTTCTAGAAAAAAATTGGGATATTCTATTATTGGATAAGTTAAAAGATAGAACTATCATGATAGGTAGCGAATATCATCACTCTGATGGCAAGATGGTGAAAAAGCCTAATGTTATTACTTGCGCGTTTGACATCGAAATCTTTAAAAAACTAAAGCTAAACTTTACGCCTTCTTTAAAAAAGATAGTTACGACTCATGAAACAGCACAGTTTTATGGAACACAAATTGGGCAATCCATTATGTTGGATACAGGTTGCGAAATTATGGAAACTATCTCAAAAAACGGATATGAAACAGACACTCTAAAAATAGTGTCTTCTCGTTATCAAGAAACCGTGTCTGAATTAAAGGTCTTAGATTCTTATCAACGCGGTGAAGAATATCATCTAAACGATAAGCCTATTTGTACTCATATAGGACGATCATTAACTAGAGATTTCAAAAAAGACCCTATCGTCAAGGCGTGGAAAGATAGCGTTGAACATTGGCTTTATGGGAAAATCTGATCCTATTATACTCAAGGAATATGCCAGATTTCTTGAAAGCGAAATAAGTTTATGTAACTCGGTGGCATTTTTAGGATTTAATCAAGAGAATTCTTTTACGCTTGGTGTCAAGGCAGATGTAAGACATTTTTATGATGCGCAATTAAACAATTGGGATATTAACGATGACTGGTCATTGAAACAAAATTACGATTTAATCGTGTGTACGCGGTGTGCTTATTTCTCAAAAGAACCTTCAAGGTTTATAGAAAAGTGTAAACAACATCTTAACGATGCCGGCCTTGCGATGGTCGACTGGGGCTTAGGCGACCATTGGAGATTTAACAACTACAAGGTAGGTTGGTTACGAGATGGGGAACACGAGTTTGCCTACAAACAAGAAAATTTTTTGTATTCTTGCTTTTGGAATGAAAATCTACGAAAAGACGTTAATGTAGAATTATTTTGGAACCAGATTTTAACAAACAAAAAATTTGGCTACACGTTAAATAACGACTTAGAAGAAGTCATAAAAGAAGAGGTGCCGAGCTTAGTCAATTATGACATAAAAAAAATTAAAACTATTTTTCTTTGGCCTGAATCTCCGCAACTTTATATTATTACATTAATTCAAAAATGAGCGAGATATGACAGCAATGCCAAAACTAGGATTTATTCTTGACGGAATGACATATTTGAAGTATTACATTCCATTGATAGAGGAAGCAAACACACGTGGCTTTCACTCAACTTTTTTAATTTCTAGAAGCTACAAATATAACTGTCCTTATGTAAGTGACCACCAGCAGATATTAAAAAATATTTGCGATATCTATAATATAGACTTACAAATCCTCGATGAAAAAATCACTAAAAAGCTTGACGTTATATTCACTGTAGAAGGAACAAAGATACAACACATCGAAAAATCTAAAATCTTTTCTTTGTGTTACTCAACAGACTTTACATTATCGTATGAATCTTATATTGATAACGTAAAATACGCGATTATGTCTAGCAAGTTTATTGCGAACTATTATGGGAAAACAAAAAGCAATAATCTTTATCTTGGAACTCCAAAGTTTGATGTCAAGTTAGATGATGCAATAATTAGAAATAAATACAATTTAGATAACGATAAATATGTCACCATATTTTATCCGCGTTTAAGAGACATCTCGAGCGCGCCTTTAAGAAAAATAACGGAAGATTTAAATAAATTAGGTTATAAGCCTATTCTTAAAACTAGATTAAAAGATCCTATCGCAGAGGCTGATTATCATTTGTCTAAATTTAATTTTGCAGACGCTTCATGGCATCCCCATACATCGCTTGAATTAATAAAAATTAGCGATTTTGTTATTAATTTTAGTTCCAGCGCAATAGAAGAAACTACAGCATTACAAACACCACTAATTAATTTCCATATTAAGCCATTTAAAAAGCCTTTTGAATTCTTATATGAGTCTTCTTTCGTTCAAAATATGGACACAAATTATTCATTACAGGAATTCAAAAATGCGGTTGATAGACTAACAACGCTTGATTTTTCTAATGATTTCTTTGAAGCTAATAAAAAAATGTTCGATACAAAAGTTTCATCAAAAGATATTATTGACAAAATAACATGAAAGTTACAGTAATCATTCCAGCCCGCGGAGGTTCAAAAAGATTAAAAAATAAAAACGTGTACCTAGTTTGGGGTATGCCTATGATTTATTGGGCAATTAAAGCATGCAAGGAATCTAAGCATAATCTTGATGTATGGGTCACAACTGACACGTCAGACATAGCAAAAATAGCTGAATCATTCGGTGCTAATATTATTATGCGAGATGATTCTACTTCTAATGATTTAACATTTAAGCAAGTTGCCATTAGAGAAGCCGCCGCTAAAATAGATTCACAAAAGGGTCAAAGCGAAATTTATATTTCATTGCAACCAAATTCTCCTGAAATTAAATCTATCGATCTTGATGGTGCCATAGATTGCTTATTGAAAAACAATAAAGATGAAATAATTAGCGTAGACTCAAACTTTATGCAAAATGGAGCGTTTAGAATTTTCAAAGGAAAATATGTTTATCAACAAGATCTATCAACAAATTGCGGGTTTTATATTTGCAATTTAAAGGACATACATACAGTTAAAGATGTTGAGGCCTTGATAGACGAAAAGAAAAATTAGATTTATAGATTGCAGTGCGAATATCGGTCAATCAATAGAGCGGGCAATTAAATGCTTTAATTAAATAGGATTAATAACATGACATATATTATAAGCGAAATTTGTGGTCAGTGGGGCGGTTCAGAGAGAAAAGCAGAACAAATGATTCTTCAATCGAAGATGATGGGAGCCGATGCAGTTAAAGTACAACTATTCGACACATATAAACTGCCAGGACAAGATCGACACCTATGGGAATATTTGTCGATGAAGAGAGAATGTTTTATTCGTTTGGCTGAGTTTAGTAAGAGATTGAATATTGATTTTTTTGCTTCCGCTTTTGACGAAGAGAGGTTTCAATGGATTCAAGACGCCAATCTAAAATATAATAAAATAGCAAGTTCATTAATAGAACTTGATCCAGATCTTTGCAGAGTTATGTTAGATTCTAATATGAAAACTTTTTTCTCTTTAGGTAAGTGGAACAATACAAACTTACCTTTCGAAGATACTAATATTGAATATTTTCATTGCGTAGCAAAGTATCCGCATACATTCGAAGAAGCGCTTCAAACCTTGCCACAAACTTTTGATAATAGAGTGTCTGGTTACTCAGATCATGTAGTCGGAATAGATGCAGCGAAAGAAGCTGCTCGCCGTGGCGCAAAATATATTGAGAAACACTTTACGTTAGACAAAAATTCGCAATCTAAGACTGAAGGAGCCCACGCGTGCAGTATGGACATGGAAGACTTAAGATGTTTGAGATTATTTTGTGATTCGCTATGATAGATTTTTCTATAATCGTCACAATAAAAAATAGAAAAGAACATTTTTTAAAAACGTTTTCTTCTTTGGTTACCCAACAACAACCATGGTCATACGAGGTTAATTTTATCGATTATGGTTCTCAGGATGGCTTTGGCGAATCTTTAAAAAAAGAGACGATAAGATACACGGATCTTTTTTCAGATTCGCTTAAAGCGATTAATAGAATCTTTATAGAAGACGATCTTAAGTTCAATAGCGGCAAAGCAAAAAACATAGGTTCTTATTTTTCTAGTGGGAATTTTGTTTCATTCTCCGACGTTGATGTATTTCTTGGTATGGATTATCATCGACATTGGCTTCAGCTGTTGATGTATAATGACAAACACTTTTTTTCTTCTCGTGTACAAGAAACTACAGAAAGATGTTCTAGACGATTAACTTCAAAAACCAATTATGGAAATATGATAGTTGCTAAATCTAGCTTTAATGTTGTGGGTGGTTTCGATGAAAATAATCCGACGTGGGGCGGCGATGATGATGATATCGTTCATAGATTAAAGTTATATGGATTAAGAGAAATTAATCCTCATGATGTTTATGAATCACATCACACTAGCATTATTCATGATGACGAGCTTAGAACTAAATTTCTTGAATCATCGGAAAAAGATTCTATAATATCAAAACAAAAGCTAATTGCTATTTATAATAATACAAGTTTTATTAATCCCAATTTTTTGTTTTTTTACAATGATATAAAAAGTTTAGTTAAAGTTGAAAAAATATATGAACGTACCTGATGTTTCAATAATCGTTACTAACTATAACTATGCGCCTTATCTTCAGCGTTGTTTAAGAAGCATTTTAAATCAAGAAAGTATTAATCATGAAATCATTGTTATCGATGATTGTTCTACAGATAATTCTTTAGAGACACTAAACGTTTTTAAAAATGACGTCAAAATTCTTTCGACACAAACAAATTCTGGCGTAGCAGCAGCCGCTAACATCGGTATAAAAGCAGCCCGCGGACAATTTATAATAAGAGTTGATGCAGATGACTACGTGTCTTCTAACATGTGCTATTTCATGAAAACATATTTAGAATCAAATCATGATGCATTCTGTGTGTCATGCGATTATCATATAGTCGATAATCACGAAAACTCCGTACAAAGAAAATACGCAGAAAAAGATCCTATCTCATGCGGTATTATGTATAGAAAAGATCTTTTCTTACAACTTGGCGGATACAACGACGCTATGAGACATAGAGAAGAAGAAGAACTTCGAAAAAGATTAGGCGAATATTATCAAATACATCACCTAAAAATCCCATTCTATCGTTATAGAATGCACAATAGTAACAAGACAAAAACGTCAGAATATAGTGAATGCAAAATTTAATATTAAAAATCGAGGTTTTATGAGAGTCGGTATTCTTGGATATGGAGAGATAGGACAAGCTATTCATAAGTTGTATAGCAATTCATGCAATAACTTGAATACGCAAATATTCATTAAAGATTTAAATAGAAATGATGAATTTCAAAATTTAGATGTTTTAAACGTGTCTATTCCATATAATGATTCTTTCAATTTTATAGATGTTGTAAGCACCATTGCGATTGAATCAAATGCAAAAATGTTGATTGTTCACTCGACGATACAGGTCGGCACTATTAAAAAATTAAAAGAAATATTGCCGAATACAAAAATTGCGCATTCTCCGTGCAGAGGAATTCATCCAAATCTTTATGAAGGATTATTAACATTTCCAAAATTCGTTGGAGCAACATCAACGTTAGACGCTGACGAAGTTGCGCAACATTTGCATTTAATTAATATTAAAACTTTTATTTGCAAAAATTCTGAAACAACAGAATTAGCTAAATTATTAGATACAAGTTATTATGGAATCTGTATCGCGTTTCATGGAGAAGCTTTTAAAATATGCGAAAAAGCTAATGCAGACTTTGAACAAGCCATGACTATATACAACACATCATACAACGATGGATATACAAAATTAGGAAAACAAAACGTTGTAAGACCAGTTCTTACTTCCCCCGTTGACGGAATCGGTGGCCACTGCGTTGTAGAAAATGCAGAATTGTTATTAAAACAATTTAACTCGACTGCATTAAATTTGATTGTTGAATATAAAAAGGAAAACAAATGACACCAATTGCGATTGCAATTATCGGACAAGGTTTTGTAGGAGGGTCTTTAGCTACTATTTTTTCCGAACGAGGTTTTGATGTTTATGCTTATGATAAAGCAGGAAAGTATGCAAAAGGATCTCTACCAAGCCATGGAGATCCAGTTGCAAGTTACCCAGGATCCATTGCAGAATTAATTGGGGATAATGAGAATGGTGGAACACCGGGGTTTTCTAATGTTTATTTTGTGTGTCTTCCAACACCAATGAATGAAGATGGATCAGCCGATCTTTCTATCGTAGAAGGTGCATTAAAAGAATTGGCAGCTGTTCCTGGTGAACGAATTGCAGTAGTTAAATCAACTGTTCCACCAGGATCGACTGATCGCTGGAATAAAGAGTTTTTAGAATCTGGACTTCATGTAATTTTTAATCCAGAATTTCTAACAGAAGCAAATGCGTTAGATGATATGCGAAACCAAAGTCGTATCATTCTTGGAGGTCCACGCCCGTGGATTAATACCGTTAAGCAAGTTTTTCAAACAGCATTTCCAAAAGTTCCTCTTATTAAAACATCATCTACTACTGCTGAAATGATAAAATACGTTACTAATAACTTTTTAACTGTAAAGGTTATGTTCGCAAATGAAATGTATCAAATTTGCAATGCTTTAGATAAAGCCGGCGCCAATGTAGACTATGATAAAGTAATTGAATATGCAAAATATGACAAGAGATTAGGCGATAGTCATTGGGCAGTGCCAGGTCCAGATGGTCATCTTGGAGTAGGTGGAAGCTGCTTTTGTAAAGACATCAATGCAATGACATATGTTGCTGATCAATTGAATATTGACACGCCTGTGTTGGACGGCGCGTGGAAAAAGAACTTAGAAGTCCGTCCTGAAAGAGACTGGGAATTGCTTATAGGCCGTGCTGTCTCCACTAAAAATAACAAGTAATGAACTAACACATGCTTGCGTAATATAATTGTTTTAATGGAAGAAGATGTTAAGTTTGAGATTCTGCCTACAGGAAAACAGCATGTTTCTTTTTCAGAAGTAAAGCTTTGGAAAGAATGTTCTTATCATCACAATTTAGTTCACATCAAAAAGTTAAGTCTTTTTAAGCCTTCACCGGCGCTTGATTTTGGAACTGCTATTCACGCTTCATGTGAACACTATCTTTTAACTCGCGAAATGAAACCTGAAATTGCTTTCGACAGCATGGAAAAAGCATGGGCAACAAATTCGACGCCTGAAAATCCAGACTTTACCCAAGCTTCATTAGCAAAATCAAAATTAGAAGCCGCAACAATTCTTTCTGAACTCCCAAAATTTCTTGATGAAACATTTCCTGAATGGGAAACAATTTCTGCTGAACATCAGCTATACGAACCGATCAATAATCATCCTCATGCCTTTAAGGGGTTTATCGACGGCGTGATTAAAGCGAAAGGAAAACGTGGTGAAACAATCTATTGGGTTATCGATTGGAAATCGACCGCTCGTGGATGGTATCGAGATAAACGTTCAGATCCAATGGTAGCAGCGCAGTTAGCATTATATAAAAACTATTGGTGCCAAAAAAATCCCGAGATTCCATTTAAGGATGTTCGTTGCGGTTTCGTTCTTCTTAAGAAGTCTGCGAAACAAGGAGAGCATTGCGAGCTATTTTCAGTTCCATTAGGCGAAGTACCAATTAATCGTTCTCTTAAGGTCGTTAGTAACATGATAACTGCTGTAAAAAAAGGAATTGCTTTAAAAAATAGAGACGCTTGCACTTGGTGTGAATATAAAGATACTGAACACTGTATCTAAAAAGATTACAAGACTCAAAAAATAGTTACGATAGGATGGTAATGAGCGACAAGAAAACCATATTAATGTTAAGCGACCACCCACTCTCGACCTCGGGCGTGGGTACACAAGCCCGATGGTTGATTCATGGATTGATTAATACAGGAAAATATAGCTTCAAGTGTTTTGGCGGTGCAGTAAAACATGATGACTATAATTTAAACGTAGTCAATAAAGATTTTATTATTAAACCAACCGACGGCTTTGGAGATAGAAACTTATTAAGACAAACGTTGGTTCAACTTCGTCCAGATGCGTTAATGCTTTTTACTGACCCACGATTCTTTATTTGGGTTTGGGAAATGGCAGATGAGATTAAACAAATTTGTCCAATAACTTATTGGCATCTTTGGGACAATTATCCTTGGCCAAGTTTCAATGAAGTTCTTTATGAGTCGACGGATTTAATCAATTGTATTAATTGGCCAACTTATGAAATGGTTAAAGAACGATTTCCTGAAAAAGCGAATTACGTACCTCATGCAGTACCAAAAGAAGTCTATAAGCCACTTCCTGAAGCTAGTGTTTTAGCATTTAAGAAAAAGCTTTTAGGAGAGAATAGAGCTGATCACTTTGTAGCTGGTTATGTAAGTCGTAATGCAAGACGAAAGATGCCAGGCGATATTTTAATTTCTTGGAAGATGTTTTTAGAAAAGCTGGAAGAAAAACATGGACATCGTAAAGCTACGATGGTTATGCATACTGAACCGTTAGATCCAGAAGGACCAAACCTATATCACGTTATAGACATGTTAAACATACAAAATGATGTTATTTTTTCCAAAGATAGAACGCCGTTTGAAGATATGGCATTGTTGTATAACTCTTTCGATACTATTGTTAATCGTAGTTGTAATGAAGGATTCGGTTTACCTACACTAGAATCAATGATGTGTGGTAAACCTATCATAGCAATTAAAACGGGCGGTCTAACCAGACAAGTTGAAGACTTAGAGACAGGCGAACAATTCGGAATAGGATTAGATCCTGAAGTAAAATCATTGGTTGGGAATCAAATGGTTCCATATATCTACGAAGATTTTATTTCGCATGAAACTATGGCCAATGCGTTTATGAAGATGTACGAGTTAGGTCCTGAAGGACGTAAGGAATTAGGATCTAAGGCGATGGCACACGCTCATAAAAATTACAATATAGAAAAAACAGTTGAAACTTGGGATAAAACATTGTCAAATACAATAAACACATGGAAAAACGATAAGTTATGGTCTCACAAGGAGATTTGAAATGAAAAAAGTTGTTGTAAGAGGTCCCGCTTTAACTCAATCAGGATACGGTGTTCATTGTAGGCAAGTTGCTGCGTGGCTTTTATCCAAATCGAATGTCGACGTAAAGTTTCAAGCGCTACCTTGGGGAAACACTCCTTGGATATTAGATAAAAATGTCCAAAGAGGTTTAATAGATAAGATTACAAAGAATTCTGTAGAGCTGTCTGTGCCCGACGATAAGCGGTATGATGTTTCTTTTCAGCTACAGCTTCCTAACGAATGGGACCGGTCTATAGCAAGGTTTAATGTTGGTATGACAGCCGCAGTCGAAACTGATACGTGTAATCCAGCATGGGCCGAAGCATGCAATAAAATGAACTTAATCATAGTTCCATCGGCTCATGCAGCAAATTGTTTAAAAAATGGAGGAACAATTAATGTTCCAATTGTCGTAGTTCCCGAATCTTTTTGCGATGAAATATTAGAAGAAACCAATGATCAATTGCCAGATTTTTCTACGAACTTTAATTTCTTAATATTTGGTCAAATCACTGGCGACAATTCGCTTAATGATCGTAAAAATATCATACTTACGATTAAGTGGCTTTGCGAAGTTTTTAAGAACGATAAAGATGTTGGTATAGTAATAAAAACAAATCTTGGTCGTAATACGGCGATAGATAAACGTCGTACAGAACAATTGATAAATACTGTGGTTAAACAATGTAGACATGGAGATTTTCCTAAAGTACATTTATTGCATGGTGAGATGTCAAATTCTGAAGTTGCTACGCTTTATAAACATAAGCAAATAAAGGCACTCGTATCTTTGACCCGAGGCGAAGGTTATGGTTTGCCGATTCTTGAAGCCGCAGCCAGCGGTTTACCTGTAATAGCGACAGGATGGTCTGGTCACACTGAGTTCCTTAAACATGGAAAGTATATTTCGATATCGTATGATCTAAAGCAAATACATGCATCTAGGGTTGATAATCAAATATTCGTTCCTCATGCGAAATGGGCAGAAGTAATTGAGGAAGATGTTAAGAAAAAATTAATAAAGTTTCGAAACAACCCTACGATTCCTTGCGAATGGGCAGTAGAATTAGCTTCTGTTATAAAACAGAAGTATTCTTCTGAGGCTATATTCAAAACTTATGATGAGGTGACTAAAGAAATAATATGATTATTTTGATTTTTGTTTCGTTGATCGTTTCTATAGCTTCATTTTATGCTCTTTATTATAGTGTAAAAAGAAACTTCGAACTTATCGATTTGCTAGAAGAAACTAACGAACAAATTGATAAAGCCATAGAAACGTTAGACGATTGTTATAAAAGAATAGATAAAAAAGCTAAGCTAGAATTATTCTCGAACGAACCTGCAGTTCGCGAATTAGTCGAAGACATGAAGATGGCCCGCTCCGCGATTCTATTAATTTCTGAAAAACTAACTGGAGATAAAAATGAAGAGCGCCTCGCCGCGGCCGCGCAAGAAAGTTAACGACGATGATAAGAAAAAACAAAAAAGAACAAGATAAGAAACTCGATGAAAAATCTTGTTCTGTAAACATTGTAGACGTTGTAGATGCTGTAGATGCTGTAGTCGTAGTGCAAGAAAAAGAGCAAAAAGAAAAAATAAAAAAAGTAGATCCTGCAAAGCTATATTTTAATGCAGATACACAACGTGCCATCGTCGAATTTCAATCTACCGAAGATCGTGTCGTTCGTGAACGACTTTACGTATTGGAGATAATGCCAGCTTTTCAAAAGTTGGTAGAAAATCTTATTAATATTCATAAATTTGCAGGATTACACGACTCGTATGATGATCTAAGAAATGATTGTATTAATTTTTTATTTGAAACTATTTGTAAGTTTGACGACTCCCGTGGAACAAATGCGTTTTCTTATTTTAACGTCGTAGCTAAAAACTGGTTGATAATAAAGTCTAAACAGAAATCTCAAAAATCTAAAAAGAATGTTAGCCTAGACGATCTTAGTCTTCTTTCGGCTCATGAAAAAAATATACTTGAAGAACATAACGTTTTGCCTTCGCAAGATTTGTTTTTAGATAGTTTAATATCATCTAAATCAATAGGCGTCTTACTATGCGATATTAGGGAAAAGTTGCGAACAGAAAATGAATTAACGTGCATTAATTCTATCATAACGATATTTCAAAATATAGAAGATATAGATTTATTAAATAAAAATGCAATATTGTTATATATGAGAGAATTGTCTGGGCTTAGTCCAAAACAATTGACAACGACAATGCAAGTTATAAAAAAACATTATAAAAAAATTAAAAACGAACAAAGAAATGAGTTGTGAGTGGAAACGTCGCTAGAAAATTCCGAACTTAAACTAGAAACCAAAGTAAGAGATTTTTCCAGTTTGCTAGATCAAATAGACGGTTTATCAGATAAAAAGAAAAAACTTTGGAAAGAAATATATGAGAACGCTATTTGTGATAGACAAAATGCTTATGTTCTATTCGCAAAACTAGTCAACATCGTCGAGGACAAAAGTTCAGAACATGCGGTGCACGGTAAATCGTTATCTTCTTATATAGAAAAGATGAGTAAAGCCAACGATCAATTAATTAAGTTAGCTGAACTTATCTCAAGAAATGAAAAGACGAATGACGAGATAGACTCGGACGAAATGTTTAAAAAGATAAACGGATAGTATGTCGCTATTTAATAATACAAAACCTGGTAACATGATCTCTCGCCTCGGTGAAGGCGGAATATCAAGAGTTACAAATCAGATTAAAGATGCGATTGATCCGCCTCAACCAACTTTTAAACGTATGATAGTCTTGGACGTTATTCACGATCCGCAAATAATAGACGACAATAAAATAAGCTATTGGGAAAACGTAATTAGGGTTACAAATTCTAGATTTGCTAAAATGTTGCCTCGCAATTCTGTTATTGCGCAACCTGCGACCATCTCGTCCACGCGTATTTCTCAACCAATGTTTTTGTTGCCTTTTTTCCCCTCGCATCTAGCCTTGCCATGCAAACCAGGAGAAATGGTTTGGACAATGTTTGAAGATCCAAATGCAGAAATTAAAGAAATGGGATATTGGTTTTGTAGAATTTCAGAACCTCATTTTATAGATGACGTAAATCATACGCATCATGCTATGCAGCTTGATCAATCTCTAAAAGCTTCTATAAAAAAGAATATGCAGGGAGAAGCCGGTACAGGTCCTGTTTATGAATTAAGAAATGGAAAAACTATAAGTACCAAAGATGGTGTTAGAACAACAATTATCGATTCAAAATTAATACAAACAGATGATGAATCAGTATTCGAAAAATTAATAACAAATTCAGATGCTGCACAAATTATTCAATACGAAGCGATTCCAAGATTTAGAAAACGACCAGGCGATATTGCCTTAGAAGGTAGCAACAATACACTAATAGTCTTAGGAACTGATCGCACTGGTGAGGCTGCAAAAATTTCGTTAGACGCGTCACAACCGGGTAGAGGAATATTACCAGATCGTACATTTGATTTTTTTGGATACTCAGGTGCTATCGATCTTGTCGCAGGAAGAGGAATGACACCTACGACTGGCGGCACCTCCGCAATAACAAAAAAAATTAGCGATGGACAAGAACTAAAAAAAGAACTTTTAAAAATACCGGACGAATTGTCACCCGCCGAAGGAGATCCAGACTTTACACAAGATCGTAGCAGAATACTGATATCGCAAAGAACTCTCCCAGACGCAAACTTTGGTCTAAAAGACTACATAAGCAAAAAATTATCAATATCTGATACCGCATCTGGCGATGCTGGCATCGTAATAAAGTCGGATAAAATTAGAATCATAGCTCGTTCTGATATTTCTTTCATAGTTACAAACTTCGAAGATCTACAAGTCGCAGAACAAACAGTAAAATCTGGTTCATCAGATACAGCAAAGTGGGCGTCAATTACTATAAGAGCTAATGGCGATATAATTTTTACCCCTAGCGACAAAGGTTATATCAAATTAGGCGGAGACGATGCAAAACAGGCTATCGTTTGTACAGCAAATCCAGCCACCACGACTGAAGGATCAGTCACATCGTTGCCGATTGCTTCAACGTCAGGAGGATTTATTGGTACAACAGGTGGCAACGCCGATGCCTCAGCAACAAAATTGTCTTCAGCTCCTGATTTAGGAACTTTTTCGAAAAAAGTTTTAATTAAATAGCATGGGCGTTTTAGATGATATTGGCGTTTTAGAAAAAGGAGGAGTACTTTCTACAAGCGCTTTTTCTGGTTTTGTTAATGACGTAAAAAAAAGATTAACAACAGGCAAAGGCATTTTTAAATCGCCGACTATCGGCAAACAAGCTGATCCAATAGAAAATTTTAATCTTGCAAAAATAGAAGATCCACTTTTGTTTCCAGATTTTCATAGAATTTGGAAAGATAGATACACAAAAACAGTTCAACAATTAAATGTCGTAGGTGCATTTAATTCTGTTCCTAAGATTCCGGCGGCGCCGTTAATAGACCCCACTGCGTTAGCTAAAATAATGGGCGCGCCGTCGCCACCACCTGCAAAGTTTCCTGACGTGCTGCTCGAGATGCAAGGATTGTCTGCTCCTGGAAACAACCTACCACCTCCTACCATCAAGGATGTTATTGTACTCCCCCAACCCAACATAAATACTGCAATATTTTTTGATAAATATTTAAAAGGGTTAGATCCGCTCGACCCTAAAATAATACCAAAACTGATAGCCGCGCTCAATAAAGAGCCGGCCAAGATAAGTCCTAAACGACCTAATCCATTAACAAAAAAACACGGTTATATTGAACAACACGATTTTGAAAATGCTGTATATGCTGCTCAAATAAACGCGCATGCACAATTAATGATTCGCGCAGCAGACCCAACGTTTTTGCCTATGTTAATAGCGCAAATGGCATCTGGACAAAATGAGATGCTTCTTACTGAAGTATATGCTTTAGTCGCCCAATACCAACCGACACAAATGGCTACAAGCGTATTTGAGCTTGCAGCACAAGAAGTGCTAATGCAACATCAGGTAAAGTTGCAGTGTATCGCTCTCCTAGGACAAAATATAGGCAGCGGTGAAGTAATAAAGGCGCTTGCAGCTACTCCTGAAGATCAAGGCGGATTAGGTCTATTGAATATGTCAAAATCCAAAAGTGACCAAATACCTGGCGACGAGAAGCCGGCATACGCGAGTGATGCAAACGCAGGATCGACTGTATCTTCTCCTACGCTTTCAGGCGGTGGGTCGCAGGCAACGACCACGGGAGATCAAAATCCTTTTATGCAAGGCCAGTCTGTACAAGATGAAATACCACCAGGACCTACTCCTACAAGCGAGACGACTTATGGAGGTGGCAACACAATAGGAGGAGACACTCCCCCAGATGAATATCCTCCTGCAGCTAGCACAAGTCCTGACGCACCATCGCAACAACCATCAGGATTTGGATTTGGAGGACAACCTGATGAATCACCACCTGCCGAAGGTCAAGCGGGTTCTTCGAATCAAAACGCCCAAAACTCCGGCGCATCATCAACACAACAACAATCACCATTTGGGTTTGAACCACCGGATGAAGTACAACCTTCTGGTGTACAAGGTAACGGAGGCAGTTCTCAATCTAACGTTTCTCCATGGGCTAGCCCGCCTGCAGACGATTATCCTACTCAAGGAAATCAAGGTCAAACTTCTCCGCCTGGCGCAGGTGGTGGCTGGGGCGGCGCGCCGGCAGACGAAGGTTCAATATCACAAGAGCCTGCGAAACTACCACAAGAAGCACCCGAAGGTGGTCAAACGGGGGAAATAGAAAACCCGTCAGATCCTGCTCAAGACCCCGATGTACCGTTAGAGCCGGTACCAATTATCTCTTCAGACAAAATGGAGGTTCCTCCTGGGCCCACGGGGAGTGCCAATTCTTCTAATGACGATGACGACGAATATGCGAGTCCTGCTGGCGGCAAAAGTAGTAAAAGCGGAATGAAACCGTCAGGCAAAATCAGACAAAGACTTAAAGACCTAATCGAAGGCGGAGATTCTTGCGATGGATGCTTAGGACCATTACCCAACTGGAGCAAGGATCATGGCGCGCCGAACACAAAGAATCAAATCAACTTTGTAGGCTACGCGCAAGGTGCATCAAGCCCCAAGTGGAAAGACCCAATTCGAGGCGCCGATGGCATCATCGGCGCTGGCTTTGGCGACAAAGAGACAATCCAGAAGCTGCTTGACTCACCAAATAAGGGCAACCCCGTTCAAGCTGTTCCGACTTCTTGTGGACAATTGTCTAGTTGGATATTCAATAATTTAGTAGGTACTGGAACAAAACAGATAACATTTATTGTTAACGAAGGTAATGACAACAGACAGACAACGAATTCGACCTTCGCCCATGGCCAAAACTCGTATGGTCGAAATAATAGCGTAAAGCTTGGAGGGACAGGCTTCGAATTCGTATATCTTGGCGCCACGCTCGGCGCGTGGACAAGCATGTTTAAAACCGAAGACCTTGTTAATAGGACGCCAAGATATGGAGATGTTTATCTCACTTGCGAAGGGTCCGGCGGCGGAGGGCCAGGCACCATCCGCCACACAGGTGTTATAGTAGAATGGCGTCCTGACGAAGGTTGGTTTGGTACCGCCGACGCCGGTCAAGGCAATATGGGATCCGCCGTCGGGGGGTCGGCGAGGGACGCGACGCAAGGTATGGCGTATACTATAAGACTGTTACGTCTCGATGCACCGGGGACATCATACTTCGTCACGGCAGAAGGTCACCAAGCCAAGGCACCTGTCTATTTGGCAGGATTTATGAATATGCAAGTTTTTATTGAAAAAATCAAATCTTATGGCGGTGCAGTATGGGGCGAGGATAACAAGAATAAACCTACGTGGATACCTGGGTAGATTTGATCTTATAGGAAAGTTACTATCCTTAACGAATAGTTCTAGTGGTATTGTAGTAAGTAAGTAGGTTTCATTTTAACAAATTAGCATAGATAGAACTGTATGGCGACGATAAATTTTAAAAGCGTAGGTACAACAGGTAAAAAGCTCATTGAGAGTAATTTAATGCCTAGTTTAAAGCCTATTGGAATAAAGACGCCATTAAAATTAGGTAAAAAATACGGAATATTTGACATGTATACGAACATGTCAGATACAATCCATGATAACTTAAGAAATCTTATACTCACAAATTGGGGCGAAAGATTAGGACTTTATTATTTCGGTGCTAATTTGAAACCGTTAGTTACTGAGTATTCGGTTCAAGAACAATTCGATTCAGAGGCTGTAATTAGAATAAAAACAGCTGCTAGCTCATGGATGCCATACATAAATTTAATTGATTATGTATCGGATTTTGAAAGTTTCACGAGTCTTTCGTCGGTTGCACATATGAAAATATTGATAACCTATTCAGTTCCGCAATTAGCGGTTGAAGATCGTCAGTTACGAGTTAATTTATTCGTATTATAATGGAAAATTAAGAAAATGGCCACTGACCCTAAAAAAATCACAAAAGAGATAAGACAACGTCGTTATTTGGCTCGCGACTTCGATTCGTTTCGTCAAACGTTGTTAGATTATGCTCGTCAATATTATCCAGATCGTATTCAGGACTTTTCTGAAGCCTCTATAGGCGGTTTGTTTTTAGACATGGCTGCGTACGTTGGTGACAATCTATCGTTTTATTTGGATCATCTTTATGGAGAGTTAAATCCAGAAACTGCAGTTGAGAATGGCAGTATCGAGCGGGCCCTTCGAAGTTCTGGCGTGGCCATTGCTGGCTCGGCACCTGCGTCTGTCAACGTCACTGTGTATATAGAGGTGATGACAGCAAATTCTGGCGATGATGGTCCTGACATAAGTCTTTTGCCCGTGATTAAAGAAGGTTGTCTTTTTACAAGTGACAGTGGTATACCCTTTACGCTGGTCGATGATATAAAGTTTATAATAGATCCTGATGAAAATGGCGAATATACTATAAATCCAGCAGTGAAAAAGAAGATTGGACGTCGAAGAACAGACGGTGCTATAGTAAGTTATTTTCTTTCGCTAGATGGACTTTGCGTTTCAGGTAGAGAAACGCGACAAGTTGTTTCTGTCGGCGGATTTATCCCGTTTCGAAAGATTCAATTAGCACAATCAAATATTACAGAAATAGTGAATGTATATGACGATTATGGCAATACATATTATGAAGTTGGCGCGCTATCACACGATGTAGTCTATAGAAATGTATTGAATTCGTCCTATGATAGTAGTCTTGTAAAAGACGGACTAAGAGTCGTTCACGCGCCATATAGATTCACTAAATTAACAGATTTAGCCACGCGAAAAACGATATTGGTCTTCGGAGGTGGTTCGGCAGCTTCGCTCGAAGATGATGTCATTCCAGATCCGACAGAGTTTGCATTGCCATTGCCATACTCAAAAACGATTAAAAGAACTTCCTTAAATCCTGAAAAGTTATTAACGACAAATACGCTTGGCGTAATTTCTTCTGATACTAATATAACAATTACGTACAGACACGGTGGAGGCTTAAGTCACAATATTTCTCCAAATTCGTTAACAACTATTACAAGTCTAACGATGGATTTTCCAAAAAACCCCTCTAATGCCGATGCTGTTAAAGTTAGAAACTCTATAGAAATAGGTAATACCATGATGGCTTCTGGCGGTGAAGACGCGCTATCTTCAAGAGAATTAATCGCCTTAATTCCTGCAGTGAAAAACTCGCAAGAAAGAATAGTGACAAAAGAAGATTTGTTGGCCCGCGTATATACGATGCCATCTAACTTAGGAAGAGTATTTAGAGCATCTATAGCTGCGAATCCGAATAATCCGCTTTCTACGCAATTGTTTATTATATCGCGAGATAATAATCAAAGACTTATCATGTCGCCTGATAGTTTAAAAATAAATTTAAGAAAATATCTTAATTCCTATAGAATGATATCTGACGCAATTGATGTCCTAGACGCGCAAGTTGTCGACCTACAACTAAAATTTACTGTTGTAGTTGACCCTTCGTTGAATAGAACATCGGTGCTCTCTGTAGTTTTAACTAAGCTTCAAAGACAGTTTGAGATTAGAAAAATGTATATAGACCAGCCGCTTATTATATCCGATATAACTAACACGATTTATTCGACACAAGGCGTTGTGGCTGTTGACTCAGTAGAGCTAGCTAACATTTCTGGCGTTGTTGATAATAGAGTTTATAGCGATGTCTTTTATGATGTAAAAAGCAATACGAAACGCCAGATGTTGTTCCCGCCGATGGGAGGAATATTTGAAATAAGATATCCTGATGTCGATATCATAGCTAAGGTGGTGACCTGATGTTCCGTATATTAAAGGCTAATAAAGACACATATATTACTAACAAGTATGTAGATAGCGTTCAAGCAAAAAGCGGTAACGTTGGTACTGCAGGAACGGTGGATCTTTTTAAGTTGTATGGAATTACTAATATTGATGGTACACCTCAAAGCGAGCTATCACGAATTTTAATACACTTTGATTTGGATCCGCTTATAGATCTAGTAGACAAAGGAAAAATTGATATTTCGCATTCAAGTTTTAAGTGTCACTTAAATTTAAAAGACGTATATGGAGGACAAACGACACCTAACAATTTTGTGGTAAACGTTTTCCCATTATCTGCGTCGTTTGATGAAGGCTTAGGTAAGGACACATCATATTATGTAGACGAAGATATTGCAAACTTTTTTTCAGCATCTAGGACAGCTAAATGGTTTGGAGAAGGATGCACTTTAGCATGTTTTTCAACTGGTAGCGGAGACTATATAACAAGTTCTGTCACGATTAATGACACGCGTGTTTCTCAAACATTTATAACGGGAGAAGAAAACCTGTTCGTTGATGTAACTAGGATAGTATCTGCAACATTAAAAGGAGATCTACCTGATACAGGATATCGAATTTCTTTTAACGATGCTATCGAGACTGACACTTACACTTACTTCGTTAAAAGATTCGCATCCAGACATGCGTATGATGAAACCAAACACCCGCAACTGTTCGTTAAATTCGATGACTCTATATTTGATGAAACATCAAACTTGCGAATTGATCTGCCTGTTTCTTCAAGCATATTTCTTTATAACTATGTTCATGGTCAATTAACAAATTTAGTTTCTGCCTCGAACCACGTTACTGGAAGTAATTGTATTTTGTTAGAACTCAAAACAGAGGCTTCAGGCGTCGGTGCTTATTCGCTATTTTTTACTGGGTCGCAACATTATTTTGGCACGCTACCTGTTGCAGGAATATATTCTGCATCTATATCGATACCATTAACAAACGCTAATATCAAAGCGAGTTATTTACAAACAGGTTCTATTAGCTTTGTGCCTGTATGGAGTTCTATCGATCGAAAGCTAGCATATGTAACAGGATCTAGTATCATTGCATACGCGCCTGATAGAACTAACAGTAAATTAAATCCGCGAAAATATACGGTTAACGTATTGGGAATAAATAGCGATTACACAGAAGAAGAAGAAGTTTCTTTAAGAGTAAATATTTTTGACGAAAACAGTCCAATAATTAAAGCCGTTAGATTGCCACATGAACTACCCGGATTAGTGTTGAAGAACTCTTATTACGCTATTAGAAATTCAATAACTAATGAATATGTTATACCTTTCGACACTATAACAAATTCTACAAAGTTAAGTAGCGATTCTAAGGGCATGTATTTTAATTTTAATACGACGGCGCTGACGTCTCAACGATCATATACAGTCGATATAATGACTATAGTTGATGGTCAACAACAGAAATATCTAAACGCTTCTCCTACGTTTAGAATAATAAAAATCTAGGCTTTAATCGATTATGATTACAAAAAAAAATTATATACAAGCGTCGTCATTTATCAAAGCCGCGTTGACCGAAACCAGGCCAGTACAACTAACGTTTAAAGACTTGTTACATACCAACATCGAGAGTACATCGTCTTTTCAATATGACCCGTTAGATTATCCTATAAAAAGTACGCAACAGCTTAACATCGATTGGTCGAAATTCGAAGAACACACTTTCTTTCAATCAGCAGAAGTAAAAACTAATATTGCGTTCGATCAAATCATCAATGGGTTTCCTTTTGATGGTACAAGAATTGAAGTAGAAAGATTTTTTGAAAAGCTAACAGGATATGAAAAGTGGATATATGATCAATTCCCAAAATTTGCAGGACAGCTGCACTTTTCAGGTACTCAAGTAGGGGAAAATCCATTAAACGGGTATGCAGCAGGTCGAGGTTCACGTGTCGAAGTTAAGGATTCTGCAGGATGGATGTTTCCTGAAATATCAAAAAACGATTCAGGCGCCGCTGTGTTAAATCCGCCTATCGATAAATCATTCACAATCGAAACGCATATATTCGTTCCTAATCAAAGCAATGATAGACAAGTTGTTTTTCAAAAGTTGTCTTCAAATAAAAGTCAAGGTTTTACTTTTTACTTAGAACCTTCAACTAACTCTTATGTAACTGGCACTTTTTGTATAGTTTCTGGCGGCGTTAGCAATTTTGTAGATTGCATTTTCGCTAAAGGAGAATTTAACCATCTATGCATGTCTTTAAATCGAGAAGCAGGAGATAACTATCTACAAGTTTTTGTTAATGAACAACTACGAAATGAAAGTAAAAAGCAAAAAGTCATTAAAGAATTTACTGACACTTCTTCTTTAATCATCGGTTCAGGCTCTTCTTTTTATGTAGACAACGTCTACAAAACGCCTGAACAAACATTTAGTGGAACGTTAGACGAATTTAGAATTTTCCACGCGTATAGAACTATTCAACAGCAACGAGCCTATTCGTCTAAAGGTCTGTACTCATCAGAATATTTGAAGCTATATTTTAGATTTAATGAACCATCGTCTTCTTTGTCTTCAAATCCTAGTGACACAGTTAATTCTATCGTTTTGGATAGTTCGGGAAATTCGCTTCATGGACTTATCGAAAACTTTGACGTGTCGTTAAGACAATCTACAGCCAGTGATTCTTTAAGTTTAATGACGGCAGAAAGACCTGAATTTAAAACTGTACTGTTTCCATACAATCCTGACATAATATCGTTAAATGAGACGCTACTATTTTCTGCTAGCGTATATGACGAAGCTAATCCAAACTTAATTACGAAATTAATTCCGAGACATTATCTTCATGAAGGCGGAGAAGTTGAAGGATTAAAACGTACTGAAATAGAAGGAACCATTGGCACTTCTTATGGTGGAGAAGGAATACCTGGACAAGGCCAATTAGGCTCATCACAAATAATACTGACGTTTCTATACATCTGGGCAAAGTTTTTTGATGATATAAAAATGTTTGTCGACGCGTTTGGCACGCTGAAAACAGTCGATTATGCGCTGCCAGGTACCATGCCAGATAATTTCTTAAATAGCTTTGCAAATTCATATGGCGTATTTTTGCCTCCATTTTTTAACGATGCTAGCATGCTTCAATACATCGATGGAGAGGACATTAGCAAAAGCGAATTGTCAACTTCAACGCTTAAACAAATACAATCTAATTTATTGCGACGCATCTTAGTGAATATGCCTGACATTCTAAAGTCCAAAGGCACGCAGCATAGTATTAGATCTTATTTAAGGTCAGTGGGAATAGATCCTGACAATAGTGTTAGAATAAGAGAATTCGGTGGTCCTTCTTTAAATCAATTCGGTATAAGTAGAGAGAAAAGAACCGAATATTCTTCTGCGGTAGATTTTCAAACTGCATCATTGGTAACAACATCGTTTCTTTCTGCTTCAAGAGTAGAACCTGGATTTCCTTATGCTGTTGGTCCGTTTAGCGAAGGTGTGTCTACAAATAATAGCGATGGTTTATTGACGTCAGGTTCTTGGACATACGAAGGTTGCTATCGATATACTGCAAAAAGCTTAAAAAAATTCGGCGGCTCATTGCAGTCTCTTGCAAGACTAGAAGTAACTGGATCAGCAGCAACCATACGACCAGGTGTTATTCTTAATCTTGTAGCTTCTAGTTCATTAATCGCTTATATTCGACCAGGTATGTCTTCAACTTCGCCTACGTTACAATTGACTTTACCTGTTAATATACTTAATGGAGAAAAGTGGAATGTGTCAGTCGGTTGTTATCGTAATGATTCAATAAAGAGCACTGTGTCTTCATCTTATTTTCTTAGAGCCGGAACACAAAATGATGGCGATATTTCGAAGACATATACAACGTCTTCTTTCTTTTATGAAACACCATCTGGCGAAGCTAACGCTTTTAGAGTACTGTCTTCGACGAATAACGCCTCAGGTTCAAGAATAGCAATAGGAAAAAACAGCAGCATTCCCGAAGGAAACATGGGTTATTTATATCTTAATAACACCGTTGCCGCCATCGCTGATGCTCGCGAAACCGAATGCGTCGGGCAAGTCAGTAACGTTCGCTTTTGGTCAAAAGGACTAACGGAATCTGAATGGAGAGAGCATATTAGAAACCCGAAGTCTGTCGGCGTAGACGATGCTTTAACGAATTACAATTATGTAACTGCTAAAACTGGTTCATTTGAAAAATTACGTTTAAGTACTTTAGAAAAGCAAACCGCTAGAACAGCTTCTTTATCTGGTGAAATAATATTTAACGACTTTAGCGAAAACGGCATTAATGTAATTGGTTCACAATTCGTCGCTGCTCAACAAGTATTTGTAGGCGATATTTACGGATACAGTTACTTATCTCCGTATTTTGATGAATACTCTTCCACAGAAAAGATTCGAATTAGAGGATTTAACGAGCTAGAATATCTCAAGGACGCGCCTTACGCTACGATAGGTCCTGCATACGAACTTCCTCCAGGAGAAACTCCTCAAGACGATGTCAGATTCTCGATAGAGTTTTCATTAATAGATGCGCTAAACAAAGATATCATTAATATGTTCGCAAATCACGATGTCCTGGCAACAGCTATAGGCGCTCCTGAATTGATGTTCTCACCAGATTATCCTGATTTGGAAAAATTACGAGACATTTATTTTAATCGACTAAAAGATAAAATGAACTTTAGAAACTTCTTTGAGTTCTATAAATGGTTCGATTTATCAATGAGTAATTTCATAGAGCAACTTATTCCAAGAAAAACAAGATTTAAAGGAATGAATTTTGTAATAGAATCTCATATTCTAGAACGCCACAAAGTGGAATATAAGTCAAATGAAATTTATTTAGGTGATTCAGGTCTTCGTAGTCGTCTTAAGGACGTTCTACTAGCGCAGCAGGTCGTAGGAACTATAAATAGATTTTAATAAAGCGTAATAACCATGGCCTTATTTTCAAAGAATTTTTATTCATCGATCCAGCAGTATAGCGCGCTAGAAAAGCGAGCCTTTATCGAGGCGCCCCTTATCTATGACACGGTGATTGGTGTAAACTCCTCCAGTATTAATACTTCGGGGTTCGACGCCTATAGACAAGGTGTAGAAATTACTTTAGAAAAACATTCTGTTGGTTCTTTTAAAATAACCGCCGGAACGCCTGGTCATATTATCAAACCTGTTTGTTACGGTATTAATGATTTAGACATTATCTCGACAGGCTCTTTCGTTGAGATGGATTATTTTAAACCTATTAATTACGTGCTATTACAGGAATCCATCAAAGCGCCCATAGTCGTTTCTGATAATAATCAAGCAGAAAATTATATCTTAAATGGCATCATCGAACCTTTAACAATCCGTTCCGTTATTTCTTTTTTCTCCATAGAGTTTCCTTATGAATCTCACGCTTTTCGTGCAGATATGATGGCCGGTAATCAAGAACACTTTAAACGTTCTAGTGATAGAATTTTAACTATAGACTATACACCTAAAAAACTTGTTCCACTAAAGACATTAGCTTCAGGGACGGTATCTAGACGAGCGTTTGTTAATAACGAATTATTCCTCGACGCGTTCGAAGTCATACATTCAGGTTCATCCATCGCCCGCCAAAGCATGGGTTTCTTAGACGATCAACACAACTATATAGATAGCTTCGTTGATGGTGCTACTTACGATTATTTAAAAAATCTAGGAATTACTGTTGCAACCCATGGTGAAGACATGGTGAGGGTTTTTCAAATAATGACGGGCTCCACAGACAACTACGTACCGCCTGGTAAAAAATCTGCGACATGTGGTTTTATATATGATAATATAGGGAATGTAGGAACTGACTCGATCGCCTTTGGAGGCATGACATACTGAAATGGCAACGACTAAAGCACTGCGCGCTCGAGCGCCTCGTAAGACAGAAAATTACGTTGCGTCAATTAAGCGATTGTTTGGAGATCCACAAACAGTGCCAGATAAACAATTTCTGGCAGGGAAATATATCATTTCTGGTACTAATCTAATAACTCCGAGTGCAAATGAAGAAGCTTATTCCATCGTAGAACCGATCGGATTCGGAATAGAAATAAACGGTAAAACGTATACAGAGTTTTCTGTCGCCATGGCAGGCTGGATATTTTTAAGAGACCCAGCAGGTGGTTCGACAGCCGTCGACTTTTGGACCGATATCTTAAACGGATTTACTAACATTTACGATAATAACTCGATAAGCGCCTCGTTTTCTTATAATCACATTTTTTTACCTATTTGGTTCGACAGAAATCATAGTCCTGGCAGCACTGTCGCCGCGATCAAAGCATTTGATGCTTCTTCAACAATAACTGACAACATACAGGCTAACATCGAAGCAGGAATTGATACTGATCAATGGCCATATGATTCGCTAGATTATGGTGTACGTTATGTTAACTATTATGATAGCAATAAGGGTAAATGTTTGCTGGTTAGATGGACAGCTTCACAAAGATTTTATAATCATAGACTAAAGTTTGAGATTGCATTATTCGAAAATGGCGTAATCGAATATCGTTATTGGCCGTTAAAAAAGTTTAAGTCTCCTTATCCTGCTGCAGCAGCCGCTTCGTCGGCCACGGTAGGCGTATTTTGGCATGAATCAGGAAAGTCTTATCAGTGGCGAGATTTTGCGCCACTTTTAGGTTATCAATTAGGCCAAAGAAATATGTCGCAACTCGGTGGCGCAACTTATTCGACCACGTACACTGACAACTCCGCGGTGTATGCTAATAGACTTAGTGCGACTGAGTGGCCCAAGAATGGCGCGATTATAACCTATACCCCACCTGTAAATCCAGGTAAGTTTTTGCCTAGAAAGATCTCTTCTCTTATTGGCACGACAAGACATCTAGCTCCTAATAGCGGATTGTTTGATGATAGAAAAACAATTAACTTTTATTCTGGCAGCGCAACTCGCACAGTAAATATGCCTTCCACGATACCATCTAGATTATTAGGCGACACAAGCGGAGATGTGAACATTTCTTTGAGACAGCTATTGTTTACATCTGGTAGTTTAGAAATCCACGGTGCGATGAAAAAAAGCGTTATTGACTCAAATCTCGAAATATTAAATGTTCTAGACGTTTTACAAAAACCATTCAATAATTCTTTTAACGAATCTCAAAAAAATTATCAAGAAACTGCATCAACGTCAAGTTTCTATATGACAGGATCGGCCCTCGAAATTTTCGGAGACGGTTTTACCGCGCCGCTTAAATCAAAAACGCAATTTCACTTTTCTTTGCCAGTGACAAAACAAGTCACGATGCCTTCGCTCACGTCATCGCTTTATTATTACGATTCGAATAGAAAAACGTGGACAATGGTTGATTCAAGCGGTTATAGAAATCCTGAAAGAATTTTTTCTGAATTTGACAATATCACCTATGCTGATAGCTATAACACCGATTTCACAACTATATATCGAGTTGTAGAGACCTCGAGAGGTTTCGATTCGGTCGGTAGAAAATTAGTTTCTGGTTCTAATGTAAGCGACTTTGCTTATAATAACGCCGGTTCCGGTGCACTAACGTTTCAAAGCTCCGACGCGTTAGGAGCGATTGTCAATGATTACAATAATGTGCTACCGCAATTGAGAAGCAATGTTACTCCTATCTCACGAGACTACAATAATTCTATAACTGATAATCCTGCATTTTTCCCAACGACCGATCAAACGTTTAGCTTTCCTGTTGAAGAGGCTTTTTTAGTAGAAAAGATCGTTGTTGATATACCGTTATATATAAACGGCGCGTGGTTTAATGATTTGACGACGTGCGTTCGCCCTCATGCACATTTTACAGGCGCAATAGCAAACGATCCCCAAGCAATTGGAAGATTTTTAGGTCCTATAGATTTTGGCGGACCTGGTATCACATTCGCATTAATGTGTGGAAGAAGAGGCGAAAACAATACGTACTTGGATCTAATAGCATCAGGCACGATTACACACATGAATGATGCAATAGCAGATGTAATATTAAAAAAGGATCCTAGCGCGCACTATCACAGTATGCGTCCTACGGGTTTTCTTTCGTTTTCTAATCCGACTTATATTATTTCTGGTAGTAATAATATTTTTGAAGGAACTGTCAAACTCGAGATGGAAGCTTCTGTAGCAGGCGGCCTAACATTCGCTAGAAATGACAGGTCACTTTTGTCAGCTTCAGCTGATCCATTCGATCCTGATGAGTATGACTATCTAGTTAGCAATAGAAATAAAGCGATAGAACTGTTAACAACAAAATCAATTCTCACTGATGGTGGAGTTGCCTTTAACACCTATGATCGACTTAGAACAACATTAGGTGACTATCTAACAAGAACTCCGCGCGTTTATCTACAACAAGTAAGTCCTTTATCCCGCGGCTCTGCAAAATTTAATTTCAATGGTAATTCAATATTAGGCGGAAATATAGCTAGTTTTAATCTAGAACCTGTCGTAAAAAATCCGCTATATTCTGGTTACGCTACATCTGCTGAGCTATCAGCAAAATACACTGACCAAATTAATAGTGCGAGTTTTGGTTTCGATGCAGTTTCTATTTACTCTACAGTAGATAGTCGTCCTGCGCCATATTTGATATTACCTGGTGACAAACTTACAATTTCCATGTCGAAAACTAGACCTGTGATTCATAAGGCTGTCGATACAGGCGATGGCTTTGTGAATTTCGGTGCACGCTACGAAACATATATATTGACAGGCAGTCATGGAACTGTTATGTTGAATACAGGTTCTATTAATATAACAGTCTATGGTAGCTATATCCAGGAAGGCATGGAATATCACCCATGAGTCACTACGTAAATTCAGAATCGATATTTAGTGTTATTGGTGACTATCCTATAGTTGATCAATATGATATTTTATATTCAAATCTGCAAGCAGGTTCAACTTATGACAACTATGTTACGGGATCATTGTTAGCCAAAGTAAACGTGCTTGGAAGAACCGTGTATGTTCAAGGCGAAAGAGGACTGGCATTTAGTAAACTCACCGTCGACCGTGATGCAAGACCTTCAGCGTTATTAACAAGCCAGAAGGCTTCATATAATTTGCAACCTTGGCGTGAGCGCGCAGGGACAATAAGAAACGTTAAACTATTTTCGACTGACGAAAGATTCTTCGACTCGCTAATACCTTCATTAATAGAGACTTTTAAAAAGCTCGACGGACAAATATTTAAACTAGATCTCAGGATACCATCTAGTCTTGGCGAGCATAATGTTGTTGTATTCGATAATGATCCATTTAATCCATTTGAAGAACTCGTTGGCGCATCGCCTATAGGTTTTGAAGCTTCATTTCCATTCGAACCTATGTTCTCTGGAATAAAAAGGAGTAAAACAATTGCGGAGTCATTCTCTTCAAAAATGGAATGGACGTCGTCGTCGGGCCTAAGCACAATGTCAAGCATCGCCGAATTTAAAACCAGAAATTTGCTAATTGTAGAACTAAATTCTGGATCAAATTTCGCTACGCCATATTCATATGATGCTAATTATTGGCTTGGAGATCTTAGATATACTCTTTTTGGTAACGGAACACCAGCAATAGATGCTTCAAAAATATTATTTGGATTTGGAGACAGAAGCTCGATTAAGAGCAAAGTCTCACCCTTCACAGGTTTATCGCATATTACCGGAAGAAGAAACTTAGTCGAACGCCGCCTGACGGCCAATGTAGCGTCGGCCTACTATTTTTCGTTAAGCCCAATCATCCGCGGATGGAAGTACGGATTAATCGATGGCAATCCTTGTTATACGAACTGTTTATATCGGCGTGATCGATATGGACAGTTTAGAGATATGCTTGAACAACGTTTGAATTCTGCTTTTTATACTGATGAAAGTAATTCCCCTTTAAAATACTCAATGAGTGTAGAGCAACCTGCTGTATCAGGAGAATTGCCTGTTAAATCTACGTTTAGCTCCGTAAATTCGTCGCAAATAGCAAGTATGCCTTCTCTCGATAGCGTGATCAATGAGCCACCTATTCGTGTCAATTTTATGAGACAAGCATACATCGAAAACACGAGAGAGTTAGTGTATTATTCAGAAAAACCAGAAAATACATGGTCTTCAAATTTAAGTCAATATGCTACATCTTCACTTCCATACTTCGATGACATTAGTAGAAATAGGAATCAAACAACAATACAGCGTGGGTCTACCGTTTTGTCTTCTCTTTCTGATTTGTTCGGCAATAGAACTATCGGATAATACAGGAACGTAAAGATGCCTATCCCGCCAACAATCAAAAAAATTGAAGAATCTGGCCTCGTCTTTGCTAAAGACAAGACTACGAATCAAGTCACTACTATTGCAACAACTGCAGACATGCAGATAGGACTATCTAATAGTCCTGCAAATTTATCGATAAATGGAAGTCTTAGTGTTAAAACCATTGATATTGCTTTAGCAGCAGGAACTGCTTATGATATTCCAAACGCCGTCACGAATGTTAATGTTACTACGTCAGGCGCTTCAGGAACAGTTACACTTCGTCTACCATCGAATCCAAAAAAAGGTCAACTAATATACATTAAAGACGCCGCGGGAAATGCTACGGTAGTTTCCATTACTGTCATAGGGTCTCCTTTAGGAACAAAAAAGAACAATAATGTCACGGCGCACTTAATTGATAAAAGTAATTCAAGTTTAATAACAGCCAGTTATGGTGCGCTTCAGTTATTGTGGAACGATGTTGAATGGTACACAGTTTCCACGGCGGCGCTCACGGCAGGCGGTGGCGGCGGTTCCGGTGATGTTGTAGGTCCTGCCAGCGCAACAGACAACACTATCGCTAGATTCGATTTAACTACTGGAAAGTTGATACAAGGTTCTGGCGTTGTAATCGATGATAGTAATAACATCACGACAGCTGGCGATTTTGCTGTTAATGGTGGAGATCTAACATCTAGCGCAGTTACATTTAATCTTTTAAATTCTACAGTAACGACCCTTAACGTCGGTGGAGCAGCTACCACAATCGAAATAGGCGCTGCTACAGGAACTACTTCTATCAACAATGCATTGACTGTCGATGGTAGCACAACACTAGGCGATTCATCAGTCGATACGGTCACAATAAATGGGACGACGACGTTTGCTGGCTCTTCAGTAACTACGACGTTTAACGGAGATATTGCTGTTAACGGTGGAGATTTTACCTCCTCGGCAGCGACCTTCAATCTTCTCAACTCGGGCGTCACAACTCTTAACATCGGCGGCGGCGCATCGACTGCGACGAATATCGGGCATGCGAGCGGTCTCACGACAATTGCTGGCGATCTCAAAGTTGCAGGAAATAATATCAGGTCATCTGGCGGATCAGCCGCGATCAACCTTTCTGGCACTAATGTTACCGTCTATGGTGATCTAGAGGTCGCCGGCGATGACATCCTGTCGTTTGGCGGCGTTTCCGCGATCAAATTGAACGGTAGTGGTAACGTTGCTATCTCAGGTGATCTCACTGTCACCGGCAATAATATCAAGGCATCTGGCGGAACAACCGCAATCAGCCTTTCTGGTGCTGACGTAACAATCGCCGGCGACCTTGCTATTAACGGTGGAGATATAACTACCACTGCTGCAACGATGAATCTTGTTAATGCTGCAACAACTGTTAATTTAGGTTCAACAGCCGTTGCTAGAACCACGAATATAGCTACAGGAGGTGCTGTTCAAACTGTTACACTCGGTTCTACAACGGGAGCTTCTGCTACAACAATTAATGCAGGTACAGGCGTTGTTACAATAGCATCTACCACGACATCTAATGCTGATGCATTGATCGGTGCAGCTGAAATTGGTACACATCCATATGCAGGTAGCAACTACGCTATGTTTGGTCATAAGGATTTAAACCATGCTGTAGACGGAAATTATGCCCTTGTTCAAAGTAACGTTGGTGATACATTTCTTGGGGCTGCTGCAGATAAAATAATTTATTTAAAGAATGGAACAAAGTTTCTAGGTTCTTTTTATTACGACAGTAGCTTCTTTAACAAAACATTTCTTTATTTAGACGGTGCCGTAGGATCTCCAACAGTTGTCACGATAGGTTCAACACATACCACTTCGACCACAACAATTAATGCAGGCTCAGGCTCAATTGATATTGGTGTAACTCCTCAATCAAGAAGTATAAATATAGGAACAGGTACATCGGTTCAAACAATTGGTATCGGCACGGGAGCTGCTGCCAATGCAATCACGATAGGCAGCAACGCTGCCTCGATCGTTTCAATTAATGGCGGCGATGCTTTAAATCTATACACTGATAACGGTTCATTAACGATTGATAGCGGTACAGGCAATACAAATATCGGAACCTTCGGTTACGCAAGAACCACAGATATAGCTACGGGAGCAGCCAATCAAACTGTTACACTAGGTTCAACACACGGCGGTTCTTCTTTAACTTTAAGCGCAGGTTCTGGGAGTTTAAATCTAGGCACGTCAAATACTGCAAGAAGTATAAATATAGGAACAGGTACATCAATTCAAACAATCGGCATCGGAACAGGAGCTGCTGCCAATGCAATTACGATAGGCAGCAATGCTGCCTCGATCGTTTCAATTAATGGCGGTGATGCTTTAAATTTGTACACTGATAACGGTTCATTAACGATTGATAGCGGTACTGGTAATACAAATATCGGAACCTTTGGTTATGCAAGAACCACAGATATAGCTACAGGAGCAGCCAATCAAGTTGTTGCACTAGGTTCAACCCATGGAGGTTCTTCTTTAACTTTAAATGCAGGTTCTGGGAGTTTAAATCTAGGCACGTCAAATGCTGTAAGAAGCATAAATATAGGAACAGGTACATCGGTTCAAACAATTGGTATCGGCACAGGAGCTGCTGCCAATGCAATCACAATAGGTAGCAACGCTGCCTCGATCGTTTCAATTAATGGCGGTGATGCTTTAAATCTGTATACTGATAATGGTTCATTAACTATTGATAGCGGTACAGGCAATACAAATATCGGAACCTTCGGTTATGCAAGAACTACAAGTATAGCTACGGGAGCAGCCAATCAAACTGTTACGCTGGGTTCAACGCATGGCGGTTCTGCTACAACAATTAATGCAGGATCAGGCTCTATTACAATCACATCTACTACAACATCTAGTGCTGATGCATTAATCGGTGCCGCTGAAATTGGTACACACCCATACGCAGGTAGCAATTATGCTATGTTTGGTCACAAGGATTTAAACAACGCTGTAGACGGAAATTATGCCCTTGTTCAAAGTAATGTTGGTGATACATTTCTTGGGGCTGCTGCAGATAAAATAATTTATTTAAAGAATGGAACAAGGTTTCTAGGTTCTTTTTATTATGATAGTAGCTTCTTTAACAAAACATTTCTTTCTTTAGATGGTGCCGTAGGATCTCCAGCAGTTGTTACAATAGGTTCGACACATACCACTTCGACCACAACAATTAATGCAGGCTCAGGCTCAATTGATATTGGTATAACTCCTCAATCAAGAAGTATAAACATAGGAACAGGCACGTCGGTTCAAACAATTGGCATTGGCACGGGAGCTGCTGCAAATGCAATCACAATAGGCAGCAACGCTGCCTCGATCGTTTCAATTAATGGCGGTGATGCTTTAAACTTGTACACTGATAACGGTTCATTAACGATTGATAGCGGTACAGGCAATACAAATATCGGAACCTTTGGTTATGCAAGAACCACAGATATAGCTACAGGCGCAGCCAATCAAGCTGTTACACTAGGTTCAACACACGGCGGTTCTTCTTTAACTTTAAATGCAGGCTCTGGTAGCTTGGGTATAGGCACATCAAACGCTGTAAGAAGCATAAATATAGGAACAGGTACATCGGTTCAAACAATCGGCATCGGCACAGGAGCTGCTGCCAATGCAATTACGATAGGCAGCAACGCTGCCTCGATCGTTTCAATTAATGGCGGTGATGCTTTAAATCTATACGCGGACAACGGTTCGCTAACGATTGATAGCGGTACGGGTAATACAAATATCGGAACTTTCGGTTATGCAAGAACCACAGATATAGCTACAGGAGCAGCCAATCAAACTGTTACGCTGGGTTCGACGCATGGCGGTTCTTCTTTAACTTTAAATGCAGGTTCTGGTAGCTTGGATCTAGGTGTATCAAATGCTGTAAGAAGTATAAACATAGGAACAGGCACATCGGTTCAAACAATCGGCATCGGCACAGGAGCTGCTGCAAATGCAATTACGATAGGCAGCAACGCTGCCTCGATCGTTTCAATTAATGGCGGTGATGCTTTAAATTTGTACACTGATAATGGTTCATTAACGATTGATAGCGGTACAGGCAATACAAATATCGGAACCTTTGGTTATGCAAGAACCACAGATATAGCTACAGGAGCAGCCAATCAAACTGTTACACTAGGTTCAACACATGGCGGTTCTTCTTTGACTTTAAATGCAGGCTCTGGTAGCTTGGGTATAGGCACATCAAACGCTGTAAGAAGTATAAACATAGGAACGGGCACATCGGTTCAAACAATCGGCATCGGCACAGGAGCTGCTGCAAATATAATCTCGATTGGATCAACAACAGGCGCCGCTTCTCTAACACTTAATGCAGGTACAGGTTATATTAAAGCGAGTACCAGAGTCGGAATAAATTTAAGTAGAGCTCCTAGCTCTATGCTGGATATTAAGCAATCATCAGATCCGACATTTTCTTCGACAACTATAACAAATAATGGAAGCGCGATTCGCATAGAAGATGCTGATGCTGACCCCAATGCTTGGATTATAGGAGCAGGTAGTAATGATAATCTCTGGTTTGGCTGGACTACCACTGCTTCATCAACAACGTCAACCGCGCAAGGTTTTCTAAGCGCTACCGCAAACGCCTTTACGCTAATGAATTTTACAGGCCAACATAGGTGTATCCCAGAATCAAGAAATATAGATGATTATTCTAACAAAGTAGGATTAATCGTAATAGCGATCGGTCAATACCAGAATCCAACATCCGGATCTACTATAGGAGCATATAATAGAAATATTGCAATTAATGATGCTACACCTATTATAGAATTAGCATCTCAAAGAAATGATAAAAGATCTTTTGGAGTAGTTTCAGAACTAGAAGATGTTTCTGACGGTGCCCGAGAATTTGCTATAGGTAAATTCGTAAGTGTGACTGAATCAGGCGGTGCAGAAGACAATCGTTTATTTATTAATGCTATTGGAGAAGGTGCAATTTGGGTGTGCAATATTAATGGTAACTTAGAAAATGGCGATTATATTACAACATGCGAAATACCAGGTTATGGGATGAAGCAAGAAGATGATATAATGCGTAATTATACTGTAGCAAAAATTACATGTGATTGTAGTTTTGATTTAAATAGCAGCATGTACGAATGTGAAGAATTCTATAGCAACGGAATAAAACTTATTCGGGCATTTGTAGGTTGTACCTATCATTGCGGGTAACAAACATGAACTACGATTAGTTCATATTTATTGATGAAAAAGCCATGATGGTACCTACACTAGGTAATATGTTAACAGTTTAGAAAATAACTTAATTAACATCTTTGTGAGTAGTCGGGTCTTTTTCCAATAAGCCTCTAGACTCGAATATCTCGTCGATGTTAAATTTGTGTTTTGATTTATTGGTAAGCCTTGTTCTTTTAATGATATCATCAGAACCTTTTTTAAAAGAAATCATATCTTCAGTAGTCCAGCCAGCATGAATTCCAATAACCTTATTCGATGATAGCAATTTTGCTTTCATGGTTTTAGCTAACCTTACCTGATCTATTCTAATAACATTATCTCCATCATCGATAAATTCGCAGCCTACCCACTCTATTTCCATTGTTTCGCCAGGTTTAAGCGTCACGACGGATCCTAAATCAGGATCTATTCGAGAAGCTTCTCGAAGCTCAGGATCATTTATCCACACATATAGAGATTCAGGACTATTAAATATAAAAAATTTTTTCCCTGACGCACCTTTATTAATGACTATTCTAATCTTTTTCAAAATATCTTGTCCTATAACAATAAACTACTAATCTTCTTATCGAAAGATACGTGTTTCTGAGCGTCTGACGTTCATTAAAAATATTAATTTTAAACTTACGTGGTTCTATAAGACTTAATAGTTCTTGTTTTTTTAAGAAGCTCGGGGTGAATATCATCTTCATATCGATTTCATATCGATTCTACAACAACTAAATGGATTTTAAATTACCCATGATTCTATTAATCAATTCTTCGTCGTCTGGACCGAATGCAGCACATAAAACTGAATCGTCTTCTGTAGACTTTGCATAAGAACCCGTGATTGAGTGAACGCTAATACCCAATAGTTTGGCTCGAAAAATTAAATCATCAATCGCTAATTGCGATTCAACGCCTAAGATGACAGGTTCACCGGAACCTTGAAGCCAAGCGACTTCTTCGTACGATAACTTAACGTATAATTCGTCTAATCTATCTGATTCGTTGTTCTCTGTTAAAAACTTTGTCGCTGCTTGTGAAGTTAGCGAAGCCACAGTTGCGCGTCTCAGCTTAAGATCTTTTCGCACAATAATAACTTGTTTTACATTTTTCATTTTTGAGCAAATTTAATACTATTTTTATTCAATTTAAAAAACTTGTATATCGTTATTGCTAATTAGTAATTCTTGTCGTAGCTCTTCCCTAACTTCCTCTAAAATCTTGCCTATTTTATTATCGCCTTCGCCATTATATACGCCCCAAAATCTATCATTAAACCTGTTATTCATAACTAACTTCATAACGCCTGTTTTTAATAATAAATCTCCTAAAAAAGGATTTTGAAACTTTTCTTTAATTAATACTTTCATAATATCGACCTTAATATCAGGCCAATCATTTTGCAATTGAAGACATCGTCCCATTTTTTTTGCCTCCAATGGTGTTGCAGCGTTTCTAATTATTTTCCTTAATTTATCATCGACTGTTTTGGCGGCCTGGTATGCATGTTCTACGGTCGGGTATAACATACCTTCGAAACGAATAGTTGATTGATAAAAATTTGATAAGAACTCATAACCAGCTTCTTTCGTGAAACGATCGATTACCTTTGAGTTTTCGTCTTTTTGTTCCATCGCTAATAATTATCGACAGGACAATATCGCAGTTAAATAATCGTGACTATTTGACAAAATATTTTCTATAACGAGTTAATTATATGCAAAACCTTGCTGACGAACCTAAACCAAAAACTAAAAAAGAAATTCTTGTTGAAGAAATTAAAGAAATAGAACGTCAAATAGAAAAATGTCGTCTAGCAAAAAAGAATTGCTCCAAGTTAAAGTCTGAATTAGTACGATTAATTATAGAGCTTGACAGCGTGGAACAAGATAACGAATATGACGATTAAAAACGTTAATTTAAAATAAAAAGTCTAGTGACAATTCGAGATGATCGTTATCATCATCGATTGAATTAGCACGAATTGCTTATAGGAGATCCTGACGGGAGTCGAACCCGCTTCTCTCAAATATACTTTGAGTATTTCGTTCCGCGATTACTGCAGGATCTATCAATACTATTAGATTGTTCGAAAATTCACTTTCTAACAGGCGTTTCGGTAGTTGTAGTCGTCTTTGTTCCAGCATTGCTAGCCGGGACGTTTACAGGAATTGCTTCTGCAACCGTCGCAGATGCCGACGTAACTGTCACGACTGCAACGGTGTCAGACTTAACAACACTAGAAACTGATGCTCCTGCATCAGTCACTTCGGTCTTAAGCTCAGGAGTCTTACAACCACCAAGAATAGCGCAACACATAACAACAATTAAATTCTTCATTTTGTCTTATCTTCCTATATAACCTTTTCAGGTGCACCTAAATATACACTAAAAATAAAAATTATATCATAAAATTTTTCTACAAAAAGCTATAACTTTTGATGACGCGTAAAATAACGCGTCAGAATACAAATAGAATCTTTTTCATCATAGTTGTTGCGAATGATGATAAACATTATTTACATTGTGTCCAATGCAGCCGATTATCTATACGGAGATAAAATGCCAGGCTTAACATTGACATTGATATTGAGTTCGCTGGTCACGGTCTGAGATGCGACTATTTGATAATAGTTTTTAAACTATAATGATACTTAAAGTAAGAAACACGTCAAAAAATCTCGATGTTGATAGAAGCTAATAAGATATGGTTGTCAAAAAAATCATTAATGACAGACAAAGAACTCGAAAAACCTACGGATTCGTGCGGCGGGTGCCTGATATCGTGTCTGCAGGGGTCAATAATAGCGAAGCGAGCATTATGTCAACAAACTTAGATTGGAAAGAATCTGTTAGGTTCGCGACAACAGGTAGCGTAACATTGCCACCTGGCAATGCAAGTCGAGCTATTGATGGCGTGGGGAAGACCCTCGCCGACGGTGATAGAATTTTATTAAAAAATCAATCAACTGGTTCTGAAAATGGAATTCACATAGTCGATCTTACGAATAACAGCTGGACAAGAACAGATGACGCAGTACCTGGAGATACTTTGACTAGCGGTGCTACCGTATACGTCGAAGATGGTACATACAACGAAGGTTCCAAATGGGTTCTTGCTACAAAAAATGTGACTTTAGGTGGATCTCAAGATTGGGTACTATTTGATAGAGGCAACGATTGGATAGTATCAGGTTCAGGCGGACAGATGAAGACACAGGACTCTGTCGTTATTGGAGCTGATTTTGCTGAAAACATAGCTTCCGATATTTTCTTTTATGTCAGCGGTTCGAGAGCATCGCTAGGTTCCACAGGCGTTATAGCCGACAGATCAGTATTTGCCGGCGACGTTGTTATTAGCGGTTCTTTAAACATGACCTCCGGCGACGGCTTTTTTGGTGACATGTTAGAAGTTAGCGGCTCAGCAAAAATTACGTCGGGGTCGCTATACTTTCAAAAAGCCGGTACAAACGATTACTACTATTTTATCAACTCAAATGATGGTTCCTCATCTCAAAGTGGATCGTTTTATTTGTCAGGTACCTTATCACAAGGCTTCAGCTCACGCGCAGGCGCAGTGTGTTCTTCAGCAACAGGTCTTTTTTCAAAGACAACAAGATTTGGCGAATATTCTCAAGCAAGTAGCGGATTTACAGCGAACTATATAAACAATGTTCTTGGAAAAACGCAATATTCGAGAGTCGTTTGGTGCGGCGAGGCGACAAATGGAGCAGGACAACTTCTATTTAAGGGGTACGATTCCGCAGGCAGTCTAACGCAATTCTTTTCATTAGAAAATGATAAGACATATGCGATAAGAGCCACGGCGACCGTGTCGGATACTGCAGATCAGTCTGATAGTGCTGTATTTGTTAGAGACGCGTTGTTTTATAAAACGGCTAATGTTGTGACGCGTCTAAATATTAATTCAACGTTGTCATTACCAAATGCCAATACGCTCGACTTGGACATTACTGTCAGCGGTTCATTAGCACCGTATAATTCAGACATAACTTTTATTATCGATCCTGTATCACCAGCTACGTTTAGTGTAAGCGGCGTTCTACGAAGTACGATTACCGTTGAATTAACTGAAATTCAGGTAACTTGATTTGATATAAATCAAATTATAAACCGATATAACGCAATTATTACAATAAAATCGCTTATGAGCGCAAGTTGTCGAAATGATTTGACTATTTGATAGTATTTATTATGCGTCGATCATGACGCACAATATGCAGTCGAATAGAAAAAAACAAAGTACAGATCTTGCAATACGATCTAATTCGCTTGTTGAATCTGTCTACATGCCGCCTAATAGCACGTCTAGATCACCTTATATTGAAATTGGTAAAGACGTTACTTGGTATGTTAGCGGATCTAAAAACGTAGTTTCTGATCAAGGCACCGGTCGCCGTGTAGCAGTCTTCGGAGGCGATGTCGTTATTAGCGGGTCATTGCGTGTAGACGGCTGCGAGTTATCTGGTTCTTTTAATTTCGATTGTGATATACTAGAATTGACTGGCTCAATCGATGTTATGGGTACTGCTCGATTTACAGAAAACGTGGCAACCTCAAATTTGACGACATTATTAGGGAATCAATTTCTTGCTGCAGGAACAGGTTTGTCATCATCTATCGCTGCTGACGGTCAAATAATAATGTCTTTGTCTTCGTCTCCTAACACAATCGAGTGGAATGACAGATTAAGCGGTACTGCGGATGGATCTAATACACTATTTGTGTTGACATATCAACCTGTTAATTCGACTTCACTGATGGTTTTTATCAATGGTATTCTTCAAGAGTTCGGCGCTGAGGCTGATTTCATCATTAGCGGAGCGAACGTTACATTTAACTTTCCGCCTATTACAAATTCAAAAATAACCGCCACGTATTCAAGATAATTTTTTCTCATATTTTTTGCGGCGCGCTGCAAGATCTAATGCGGCTCTACCTGTACGAGTATTAGGATCCTGGTCAGGTCTTATTTTCTTCTTTAATTTATTTTCGCCGACGTCTTGTGTAGATCCTTCGATAGAGGCTTCTTTTGATTTTTTAGTATTTTCTTTTAATGTACTCACGGTTAAGTCATTAACACAAGATTCGTCTTTGCTTAAGCGTTCTTTATCTAGTACTTCAACTTTTTGTTCATATTCAAGTTTTAATTTATTTAATTTCTCTATTTCTTGTTTAAGAAACATGAGCTCGCCTTGTTTAAAAAAGTATAATTTTTCTGCATCGCCGCAAACCGAACTAACGAATAGTTTGACATTTTCAAGAATCATATTAATAAAATTTGAAATTTCAAGCGTTGTCTTTTGTTGCGATACCATGTCTCCAATAACAATCTGTTGTTTTTTGATGTGATCGCTTGTTTTTTCGATTAGTTCTTTTGAACCTATTGAATGACCTTCATGTCTTTTTATAGACTCGACCAACTCATTAAATTGAATTATTTTTTCAGAAATAATTTCCTGCAAAAACAAAATTCTTTTTAACAAAACATCTTTATCTATTAATTCGCTTTGATTCATTTCAACATTCATGTACAGTAATTTAATATCAAATTTTGTCAAGTAAATATGCAAAAATAAAAAGGCTCGGAGTTTCCTCCGAGCCTCGCAACTTGTTAGTCTAAGTTGCTATCGCAAAAGCCATTAACTATCAGCCGCGTGCAACAACAACGATGACGTCGTCTGCCATGAGGCTGCTAGCGATTCCTGCTGCTAACGTAACCGAGGTGGTCGTGATTGCAGTAAGATCATATACTGGTGATAACATTACACCGTTAAGGAAGACATCAACTAGTTTGTGATTAGCTGATGCTAACGTTTGAGAGATGAATGTAAGCACACCGGCGGAGATTGCTGCAGAGTTACCTGCATAAGAAACCTTTGAAAGATTTCCACCTGCAGAACCTGCATCCACATCTTGGCGAAGCTCATTAAGCATGCCAACGATAGTCGAAGCTGCGAAGCTGGCATCTGGAACCTGCGCCGCAGAAGCGAAGGCGATTGCAGCGTTACCAGCTGATTGAAGCTTAAGTTGTGCACCAGCATCAACAGCAGCGACAAGGAAATCGCTGCCGCTCTTAGAAAGAGAACCAACCATCGTTCCTTCATTAGCACCGATCTTTGCGACCGACATCCATGCTGGAACGAGAGCAGATGCAGCTATAACAGCTGGGGAATCAAAAGCTGTTTGTACAGCTTGCTTCGCGAAGACGATTTCGCCTGCGCCGACGCGTTGGCCCATGATAAGATCCCATGAAGCGCCAGCGCCTCTAGACAATACGAGACCAGAATCAGAAGATCCTGCAGATCCAGTTGCAAGATAGATGAATGCATCCTTTACTATCATGTTATCAGTCTGGATGTATGTGGTTGCACCCTTAACGTATAGATCGCCGTTAACTGTTGCGTTTCCAGCAACTAACAAGTTGGACGAAATAGAAAGTCCATTGCTACCAGTGATAGAAAGACCATTCATCACGTTGCTTGGTGAATTAGCACTTAATATGCCAGTAATACCAACTGCTCCTACGAGCGAAGATGGTCCTGCAACTGCGAGCCCGTTGCTACCAGAAACAGAGAGCGCGTTGAATGAGTTGCTTACGTTAGCAAACTGTGAAGCACCTAATACACCGAGCGTAGATGCAAACGTAGCAGCTCCGGAGGCTCCAACTGCTGCGAGTGAAGATGCACCCGAAACGGTCAAAGATGAGAGTGTTGAAGCGCCTGCGCTTAATGTAGAGGCAAGTACCACTGCACCTGATGCTCCAACTGTTGCGAGTGAAGATGCACCCGAAACGGTCAAAGATGAAAGCGTTGAAGCGCCTGCTTGAAGTGTAGAGGCAAGTACCACTGCACCTGATGCTCCAACTGTTGAGAATGAAGATGCGCCGGTGACACCGAGCGTTGTTCCAACTGTTGCTGCACCTGTAACGCCGAGAGATCCAAGCGTTGAAGCGCCGGCACTTAGTGTAGAGGAAAGCGCCACAGCGCCCGAAGCATTAATCGCTGCAAATTGTGCTAGCTGTGCAACTCCAAGTGTACCTGCAATTACTGTGTTACCGCTGCCAGATGCTACTGTAAACTTATCTGTAGCGATAGCAAAATTGCCGGACGCATTAATTGCTGCTTGCGTTGAAGTACCACTGACGCTAAGTGTACCTTGAAGTGCAGAGTTTGCACCAGATACGCGAACAGCGGCGTATATATCTGCAAGATCTTGACTTCCGTCAAGTGCAGAATACCAATTGCTCTTACCAACGATTTGCTTAATCTGCGAACGAAGCGCGTCGAGGTCGCCCTTTAGATTTGCCTTGCCAGCTAAGCCTGCGCCTGCTTCAAGCGTATCGTCGAAAGAAAGTGAACCACTGATTTGTGTTTGTTGAACTTTTGTAATAGCCATATAATTAATATCCTTTTGTGCGTCATGATCGACGCATAATAAGTACTATCAAATAGCTAAATCATTTCAACAACTTGCCCTCATAAGCGATTTTATTGTAATAATTGTGTCATATCGGTTTACAATTTGATTTATAGCAAAAACCGCTTATAGCTAATGATCGTGTCGTATCATCAATCGATGATTGAATCCTTGATTCTCAGCAAGTTTTGATCGACATCGCGAATATCACGTTCACGAATAAATACAGGAAAGCGAATTTTGCCATCAGAAGTTAATCCATCACCAGTTAATGGATCAGGCTGACCTTCTACCTCTACAACTCGCCCAATCCATACATCGGGATCTAGATTGATTTCAGATTTAAGTTTATCTGTGAAACCACCACCAACTCTAGTTACGATGTTGTTTGGTAGTTTAACTTCAAATCCGCCCCATAAACCTTCTCGTTTAGTTCCTCTGTTCCCCTCATAGTGGCCTACAACAACTCCTTCAAATGTCATTGTTGGTTTCAGTTTTTTAATATTAGAAGATCTTTTAAAGAGATACAGAGCATCAAGATCCTTTAGCATAACGCCTTCGAATCCAGCACTGGTCTCAGACGCATACATTCCTAATAATTCTTCCTGGTTCTTTACCAATCGGCCTGGAACTTGTTTAACTACAGGATTATCGCATTTTGTAACAAGCTCGCCAACAAGTGCTACACGATTCGTAAGGGTAAGTTCTGATACTTGATCTTGCCAATCAATAAATGGCATTGCATCAAAAACATGAAAGATCATGCTTGAATCGTCTTTGCCTTTCTTGTGAGACATTACAATAGAAGCTGATTCATTCCAGCTTTCTCCCATAATTTCGCCATCAAGCACGAATTCGTCCCATTGGGCTTTTTCTAACGCTAACTTAATTTTAGGAAGAGTTTCAAGTACATTTCCGCTTCTGGTAAACATCGTTACCGTGCCTTCGTGCTTTACAGCAATACACCTAAGGCCATCCAACTTTGGTTCAACACGAATTGGATAGTTTACATTATCTTCAATAATGATTCCTTTCCCGTTTTCGTGGCGTGTCGTTAGGCTTTCCGCAAGTTGAACAGAAAACTTTGTAATAGCTCCAGGCCAAACTTTATTAACAGTTGAAGATTGAACACCACACCGCAGATTTTTTAGCAAAATTCTTTGACACCACTTTGCCTGCCGGGCATCGATTCCTTCAAAAAAACTTTCGACAAGGCGCTTTGCTGCATTCCCAGTAACTTGTCGAGTAGAAAGCTTCTCATGAAGCATTTCAATAAAAGCCATAATGGCATCATTATCAGATATCGTAGATTTTTCTAGAGGCTCCGGAGCTTTAAATTTATTGATGTAAAAATTGGTATATGGATCACCAACAACAGTAAAAACTCGCTTTAATAAAAGATCGTCATTATAAACTTCTAAAAGTTCCTCTTTGAATAGACGAGAATTATCCGATTCTAGTTTCTCGAGAACATCGATGATGGATGACATATATTTAATATAACATGTCTATCGAAAAGATTGCATTTCATTTTAGGTTTTTTAACATAGAAAGTTTAAGCGCTGAAGAATCAATATCGTCCTCAACGCTAGTCGTTTCTCCTAAGCCGAAAGTTGAAGTTTCGATATTAAGCGTTCCTATAGAAGTGACGAATGTACTTTCATCTATTTTTGGATTTTTGTTTTTTTTTAATGTTTCATCTACACTTTGTTGCACTGGCAAAATTTCTAATATTTTTTTCGATAATGAATGAACGCCTCCCATGTCATCGACCATAATTAATTCTCCTGTATTTTCGCTTAGAAGCGCTGGGGAATCAAGTACAACTATTCCTTCTTGCGGAGAAGAAATTGCTACATTAACGATTTTTTTGAACTCTGCTTCAGAAGGAGGAGAAACACCCATACTATCACATTTTGTTATTAACGTCGAGTGAGTGACAATTCCATAATCATCTACGAATCGCTTTAGTGTTGTTTTCCGCTTTTTTAATAGATCGACTAATTTAATTTGCGGTAGTCGTTTTATTTTAAAATTTGCCATATACTTGTCTTAATAAGTAATTTCTTCTTTTCTAGTTGCTTCTAAATTGTGCAAAAGATCAGAAATTACATTTTGAAATTGTGGCGAAGTTGCAGCTAACTTAACCTTGTCAGGTGATAACTTCATATCCCATTCTTTATCGAAACCTTCAACAAACTTTGTCATCACGCGTAGGATATAGTTTCTTGCTGAGGAGTGATTCATTACGAATCCGATTTCTGACATGATCTCAGCAATCTCACGATAATTTATGCCTTCCTCGTCGAGAACAGTCGCATAACTTTTAGTAACTTTTGATTCCTTCTTAGATGTCATTTTCTCTTCTCAGATTTGCTTTAATTGAATATTTTCTATTTTGAATATCTAATAAACGATTACTTAAAATGTTTTGAACGTTAGATTCTTCGCTCTTTTGTGTGAGAGATTCCTGCCTTCGATCTAAACCTAAATTCGCCATTAATAACGTTTTTCGATAAATCATTATTAACAATAGAACGTTTATCGATCCTAAAACGATAGGCGCAAATTGCAACATTACATTGACCCTTTTCCTGACGCAATTAGTTTTGCTTCTTCGTCGGTCACCTGATACGATTCGGAAGAAATGTCATCATATAAACCAAATCGCAATCGCAAAATAGCTGCTTCTTTTGTAGACAATTCGCACATGACTCGTTTAACAATTTGCATCATTTCCTTTTTCGCCAAAGACTCAAAAGGATTGACTATAGGATTCATATCCTCTAATCTATCGCCTATTGTGGCAGAACCATCGTTGCTAATAGGTTGTTGCAACGAAACTACACTTCTACTCGATTGCACTGTAGCTTTAACGACTGTTTCTGAAACAGAAATCATTTCAGCTAATTCTTCAGAAGATGGTCCATATCCATTCATCTCCTTGAATGAATCAGTCGCAAGTAACATCTTTTTCTGCGCAGAAATAGCGTGAGCAGGCAATCTAATGATTTTTTTTCTCGTTAAAACATATTGACTAATTGCCTGTTTGATCCACCAAGTCGCATAGGTTGAAAAACGAAATCCTCTTTGCCAATCGAATCGATCGATTGCCTTAAGTAAACCTAGATTTCCTTCTTGAATAAGATCTTCAAGCGGAATATCTTTGCTTTTTTGCTTTTTGGCAACGTAAACGACAAGTCTAAGATTGGATTGCGCTAGCTTTTGGCGAGCTTTAATAGAATCATTTCCGCCTTTTTCATAAACCTGAAATAATTCAATTAGTTTATTATGTTCAAGTTGTGGATATAAACGTAATGAATTTAAATAACTCGAAATCACGGTTTTAGAAGAGTTTTCTAACATATCAGCTTAACTTTTCGAGACCACCAGATTCTTCAATTTTTGTGACAGTGTTGAGATCTACATCTCCTGATGAATCTCGTCCACTAGACCTTTGCGTAAACTCCATATGCGCATGCTCTCTATCATTTCGAATGATATCCTCACGGCGAAGGTATGCAATTTCGACCTCCCAAAGGTATGGATCTCTGCCCGCCCCAGAAAGTCGATTCCTTTCACCTTCAAGACGATCTATTCTATCGTGAATTGCTTCATCAGATGTGTATGCAATGTCGTCCATGCTATAGATTTCAGGAGCCTCATTCGCGAAATCCTTATTAACGTTTTTGTTCTTTTTAAACATTGTGATGTTACTCGTTTCGTTTCTAAATATAGATTTAATCGTTACCCGTAGAACACACTATATGTTCTATTCGTTATCTTCTATCTTCAATTTACTGCATTACTGACTGCTATTGCATGAGTTAAAATTCTATTACGCCCCATTCATCATGCGAGATTGTATAAACTGCCTTCTTCACGCCAGCAGATCGCATTCGACCTTGACAACTAACACAAGGTCTCGAAGTCGTCCATTCGTCGGTTGATCGTAATACTCTCGCCACCCATACAATAGAATCTGGCGTTAATTTTTTTATGAGTCGAGCTTCAGCATGGTGCGTTGGTACAATATCTCTAGCAGAGATATTCCTTGCTGCAACAATTACGCCGTCGGATCGAAGACCAACGGCACCAAGACAAAAAGATCTATTTTCGAATTTTTCAGGATTGTCTCTAGCAACGCTTGCAGCCATCACCAACATTCGTCTATCAATCGACATAAGGAAATTTTATCATAGTTTTTTGATTTTTTGCATTATTTAGCATTATTTAATATTAGGAGATCTATATGGGAATTAATGATGAAATTATAACGTCAAAAAGCGGTCTTGAATTTATTTCAAAATGGGAAGGATGTATATTAAAACCATATAAAGATATAGCCGGACTCAGAACAATAGGCATAGGACATCTAATTAAACCTGGCGAAAACTTCCTCAATGATGTAGAGATCACAAAAGAAAAAGCTCTTGAAATCCTCGCAAGCGATGTAAAGATTTGCGAAAGCTCAATCAAGGCAAGAATAAAAGTTCCGCTAAATCAAAACCAATTTGATGCGCTAGTGTCTTTTGGCTTTAATTGTGGAACAGGCGTGTATGTTCAATCAGACGCTTGCAAAGCATTAAATGAAGGAAAATACGACGAAGTTCCGCTAAGATTATTAGTTTGGTGTAAAGCAAGAGTCAATGGCGTTCTTCGAAAAAATCAAGGTCTATATAACCGCAGAAAATCAGAAGGCGAATTGTTCGTAAAACCCGTTATTGAACAATCATTAGTGAAATTGATTCCTTGGACAAAAAAATCTTTAACTGAGGCACAAAATTGCTTAACAAAATTAGGCCTCTACAATATACGCGTTGATGGACTATGGGGACCATCAACTTCGGCAGCAATTACGAAATTCGCTCTTGATAAAAAAATCGATATTGGACCAAATCCAAGGTTAGAAATCACAGAAACTCTTTTAGAAACATTAAAAAAAGCTTAATCCTTCCGCGAAGAAGAATAATTGTCTGCTGCCCAACACTCGCCCTTTAATGTGAATGTTGTATTTTTTGAAATTAACCTATTGCAACAAAAAACCTTGCACGACGGACAGTCCACACCAGACTCTTCCTTAATAGATTGTTGCACTTCAAATTCATTGTTACAAACGACACATTCATATTCATACGTAGGCATATTTTCTCCATCAAATAACAGGCAAATTACTCGAAATAATAGTCGGAAACATTACAATTAGTCCTTTAACAAGAGAAACATTGGGTTGTCTAGTAACCTTTAACGGCCCTTGATGACTAACTAGTGACGCTAAAGCTGGGTCGACTAACACCTCGCAAAATCTCTTTTCTATTCCATCAATCCAACAAATTTGCGAAACTAATTGACATATTTGCGAATAGTCGGTGTGTAACACGTCATGCGCAGTAGCGTTAGGTTGTATTACTCTAACTGGTTTTGATCCAAGCGAATTAAATTTCGAAGTAACCGGAAATCCTACTATGCCTTGATAAGAAGCTCCCGCGAAATGCCATCCGTAGTTACACGCGCGTTTAGGCAATGATTCCAGCTTTTTATCAAGAATCCAATGCTTGCCAGGATCAGCAATAAGACCTTCATTAATACCTAATTTTGCTAATTTTGTGTCGGTGCTTGAAGAATGTTTTATCATCGAAATATTCGATGTTGAAATTGCCATCGGCGACGGATTAATCCGCCTGATCGCATTAATATAAGCTAGATCTGCTACTTGCGCAGTCATTAATGATGCATCAAAAACATCAGCTAATTGTTGTTGCAAAGTCGCAGAAACGTTAACTCTAACACCATCAATTTTTAACGCGTCTTCCATGATGTTAAGCACAACATTCTTACCACCTATAGAATATGACAAATTAGTCCACCGCGCTTCAAACGTTCCAGCTAATATCCTGTCAAAAATATATCTTTCTCTTTCTGCAATTTTTTCTGGGAAAGTCATGATTTTTTAATTATAACATAAGAAGCGTATGTTTACAATAACACAAAAAGACTTTTTATGTTGTAAACCTGTAACTTTATCGTATAGTATGAAGTCTTATCCGTTGAGGTTTAACGGGCAAAGGTAAAATAACATGTTAAAGAAATTATTTGGAATTGTTTGCGTTCTCGCTACGTTTACTGCGTGCAGCGATAAGGAGGAGTCATGTGAAGTAGCAGTGACTGTTTCTTCATCAACTTCGACTGTCGAGGTTGCAAGCTCGTCTTCAGGCGGTGGAACAGTATCAACTGGTGTTGAGTCAGGAGGCACCGGCGGTTCGGTTGCATCAGCAGGCGGGGCAACGAGCGCTGAAACTTCTTCAGTAGCTAGCGTTGGTGGCTCAGGCGCTGGTGGCTCAGGTGCTGGTGGCTCAGGCGCCGGCGGAAACTGATCACTAAATAAACATGACAAATTAAGCCCTAATAATCTGGGCTTAATTTGTTTTTTATTGTTTTAAGGTCATTGTTTCATCGAAGCAACCTTTGTATGTGTCTGCTAACGGATCACATTGTAAGGGAACTTCTATATATATTAATTCGCCGGCAGGACCCTTAACAACGATGATTTCATAACCACATTGCCAAAAGCTGTTCTGGTTTTGAACGGCGTCGTTTTGAGTTGTACTACTTGTAGAAGATGGCGCCGGATAAGATCCATGAAGCTGTTCTGGCATATCATTCTCAGGTGTGATAGAATTTTCGCTGGTATCTATTGAACAAGAGAATCCGACGAATAATAAAAATAGTATCCCTAAATAACCAATCGGAGATTTCGGTAGATACTTAATCGCTGCGGATAAGACCATTTTACACCTTCAATGCCACCACGCTAAACTTAAAATGCGCGAATTCATCATTCGATACATCTTCAATAATATGTATTATCGTGACAAATAAAAAGCTCAATGTCGTTGAACAATTGATTAGGGAATTCGTTAAAGAATATGCGAGCAGATCAGGCTCTGCACCGGAAGAAAACTATCATGACGAATTACTAGATGATCCAGCATATACAGCCGGCTCAGTTTATGTGCCAGATGACATCAAAGAGAAAATCAATAAGTGGGCACTTGATATGGGACTATCAACGACTAAAAAGAAAGATCGATAGTTTCGATACAACTATCCTATTCAACCATACTTCAAAAAACGAAAGATTAAATTAGCGTAATAAAACTACAATCCTTCGTTCACTTCATGAATAATAATATAGCGTAAGAATAGTTACAATCAATAAAGGAAATACAACAATGAAAATTAGACTCTTTCAACTTCGACAAATCATTCGTGAAGCTATCGAGGAAATCGCAAGCTCAAAAAAAGCCGATAAGGATGCTAATGATGATGGCGAAAATGACTTCGAAGATGTTATGATCGCTCGTATGAAGGCAAGCGGCATGGATAAAGAAGACGCTATAGAGAAAGGCGAAAAAGCCGCAAAGGTCGCTGCAAAAAAGAAGTAATAAAATGGGTCACGCTCGACTAAGGAAAACAGGAAATGGCGGACTTAAATTCAAACGGTCACTTAGCATAGACTGGGTGACTGCCGATTTAAGCCCAGAAAATCTAGTCGGATCTGACGGAATTCTAGTACATGCAATTATATTCGGTGACCCATACGCTTCAAATATAAAAGGTCCGATATCAATACTCGATATCTCTTTTTGCTTTTTCAAAACATCGTCGAATATAAATCTAGCCTCATCAACAGGTAGAACACACAAAATCGTTGATGGACCATTCTTTAGATTATACGATCAAACAATAGATAACTTTAAATCGCTAATGTCACTCGGAGCCACGGCGCATAATCTGCCACAAGAAGAATGGCTAGATTTAACTATCAAAAATCTAAAGCCAGACAAAGTCTATCAAATTAATTGCGCGTTTTTTGACGAGAAAAACAAAGTGTCTCCTCTAATTACATTGAATCCAGGAAATCATCAAATCGCTTATGATAGACAACAAGGATGTATAGCAATCGGAGTATTCACTGCACCAACAGAAGAAATTACAATTAAAATTTCTTCGTTATCAATAGAATCGCCTCATATCAACGCTCTTGTCATCCGCGAAATTGGCGACAACCCTCGCGTGGTCATCTCCCGAATTAAGACAATCGCTCACTTAAAATCTTAATAAGAAATTCCTTTTTATCTTTTGGCATCGCTTCCGCAAGTTCAAGCAAAAACGCGTCCGCACCAGCTGAATTTAATAAAATATCAAAATAAGCCAATACGTCATCACCCTTATTTAAAATTACGTCGCCACGAGGTCCTTCAACTGATAAGGCTGTATACCTCTCGAGTAGTTCAACGTCTTGAAGCACGTCGGCATGTAATCCACAAATTAATGCAGGGAAACCCATCGCTGGACCGCCACCATATAATTTAACTTTCGCCGCAGAAATAATTGAAGTAGGAATCTCTCGGCAAACTAAATCTTCTATTCGCTGGGTGATAGTTCTAGACCGATCTAAAAAGCTAGTATGAACTTGCTTCAATGACGTCGACTCTTTTAATATGCCCAACCTGCGAAGCGTCGGATTACACGCTGGATCACCAAAAATCAAAGGAATACTTTTTTCATCAATAAGTCGTTGCCATCCATTTTTGTCAATATAAACAAGATCAATATCAGAAATAACTTCTATGCCTTCACTAACAGGTTTTGGCAAAACTGTAAAATAAGAAACATAAGCCCTATCAACAAAAGACGCATGCTCAAAGTTCTTAGGACTTAAATATGAAACTACAAAATCAGACGATCCTCCCGAAGGCGCAGAAACACTCACGATAAACGCTCTGCCATCTAACTTCAATTGAGTAGTCATCGTAACACCCGTATCCAACTCAATCAATAACTCATCGTTAGAATTAACTCGCAAAGATACACCACGCCAACCTAATCCACCGGCGACTATACCAGAAACATCTAAAGAAACAATCGGCGTACCACCACCACGCCCCGTTCTTACAAAACATCGAGATTTTTCAAGTCCAATCTCAATTCCACCGCTAGTCTTTCCATCTGGACTAATCGCAATATATGACCCACGAACCCCTCGCGTCATAATATTAACTTCTCTTCCTCCAGCAACCAAACAAAAATCAGTCGCCTTATAACGATAATCAGTCATTCCTGTGGAAACATACGCAGAAGGATCAACATGCTTTAATCTGTCACTATCTAAGGCTACTATTCTAGAATCCGTGCTACCATCGACAGGTATCATACTTCGCAAGCGCTCGGTTCCTAAATCATCAATCGTCAAATCTACAACTCTTAAAGACGTTAATGCCCCAGCGGCAACTAACTCGTCGGTAATTCTCAACAATATTGGTAATGTCGTTTGATTTCTTACAACAGTCGTCAATGTAATCTGTCGCATAATTTATTTTACCCTAGTCGCAATAATCTGTACGCTTCTTGGAATCGCAGGATCCTGTCTCATCGCCAGAACGGCAGCGACATTCTTCGCCGAATCATCGTAAAATCTAACTATCTGTACACCACGCTTAATGATCTCATCTCGAATAACATCAACTTTATGTTGCGGATTAGAACTACCCAAAGCAACAACGCGGATTCCACTAACACCCAATCCATCTAAAAATCGCGAGATCGGTTTACTGGAATTCCTCGCAGTCAAAATAAAAACGTTGTTCAAGCCTAAATTTCTTATCGCATATTGCAACTTCAATATCATGTGAGCGATCGGTTGCGCACCATCAACTAACTCAAAATCAGAAAAATCAAACGAATCACCCTCAACAGGACGATATACAGCATATTCGGCAGAAGTTAACTCTATACTCTTCCCCTCTTTCGTCGTTAAATGTATACGAGATGTCGTATGAACCAACGTGTCATCAAAATCAAAAATATTTACCTCAGACGGTGCAGCCGTCTCAAATAAAGTTCGATACAAATCGCGCAATTTATAACTCATAACAATAATCTATACTCGACGCCACACCATCATTCGCACATCTTTACACGCTTTACCAACAACGTCCCCAACGCAACCAACGCATTAATAACTTCGGGCCGGGTTAATAATGTTTCCGCAATTAATTCTCCCGCAAAAGAATCATCATCAAAAGAATCAGGCAACATCATCTCCTCTCCATCAGCAATACCCAATAATCGTAACGCTTCATCAGTAACGGCAAGAGAACTACCTCCAATAGACTCAACAACGGAATCCACTAACGAAGCTGCCATCTCTTCAACAATTTCTCGCTCTTGGCCTCTACCCATTATTCACACCTATCAATATTTCTTCAATAACTATAACTCAACCAATCTAGAAATACCAAAAGTTATATGCACTCATACCAACAACATATCAAAAGACACACCAGTCACAACATAAATGCCCCCAACAATCACTCGATTAATCTTTTCATGGATATACAGCACATATATTCGTTCATTTTACCGGGGCGCTCTAGCATCACGGATCGATATCGACGGAACACAAAATTCAATGAGCACCAGAATCATCCACATCATCATGGCCACCAAGCAACGCCTCGATTAAGTCTTCTTTAAATTGCAACAAATTATTGTGCATCGCTAACTCATAACGCTCAAAGGCATTCGATATATTATCTGCAATCTCATTAAAATCATCCCGATCTCCATCGTCATTTTCGTTTGGCATGGTCATACTATATCACGAAATATAGAGATTTTTCAAAATATCACAAATCATATTTTTACATCAATCAACTTAATCGAATCAACTAAGTTACCCTTGTCATCATAAGGACAATGTCGACAACTACCATTACAACAATACCCGCGATCAATTAAATACGCGGCGGTCCACGTCGCGTTTCCGCTGGCTGGATCTCTATACCAATCGACTCCTTCTATCAACTTCATAAAAATATCTATTTGACAACGTCAATATACAACGCAACCCCACCATCTTGATACATCACAGCGCTGGGGCTTATATCATAAATGTATATAATGCTACGTTTGCTTCGGCCGCGATTTACAACAAACCTACAATCGAAAAAATCATAAGCACCGCCCATACAACTCGCCCAACAGACAATATAATCTCGCACGCATTTTCAATATCAATTTTGCTATAGCGCATTATCTCAATGTCTCGATTTCGATTAATAAACACACCAGAGTCTCACAGCGTGTCTTGCCATCGGCAATCCACAAGTGAGCCACATATATCACACGCATTCATTCTATCATGCTTCAATATAACTCCCGTCGTGATCGCGTCACTCTTATTATCAAAATGCATCGGCTTCGTCAATTGCTCAACCACTTTCGATGATCCAACGGCCGGCACCGTCTCCATATCACTAACTTCATTCGCCTCAAAATAACCCGTGCTATATCGATACGAACAACCAATTACCAACATACCTCCGATTCCCAATGTCAAACTAAAAACCAACATCAATCTATCACAGCCCCACGATGGGGCTCTTAGAATAATCAAGAAAAACCTGTCACATAAACCGTATGACGTTTAATCAAAGTTATTCTGAGAGCACCATCATGTCACAATGCGTAGGTATCCACTGTTTTGAGTATCGCCATCCTCCACCTCGACATCATACATGTTTAAAACGCCCCTTGCGATGCGCTTCATTGCAGTGGAGTATCCAGTAATAATATGTAGCTCAAGCTTACCCCAATTATCATTTATGAATTGATGTACCAGCTCCGGCACGTCTTCATGACTTACTCCGTGCAAATCTAACTTTGGAGGTTTCATTGTGCAAAATCAAATTTACTACTTAAGAGAAATATTCGCTCCGACTCCTGGGGTCGAACCAGGGACCAACGCATTACTTTACCACTTCAGTTTTTACTGCCGATATTATCGTTTGTGGTCTGGACTATCCCATCATCCGTTCTGGATGGACTCATTATAGTCTCTGCACCTCCCGGTTTCCCGGTTTGGCTCAGGATTGCCATGCCTATTTGGCGAAGGGTTCCCTGAATTTCGAGTCTTTTCATCCAGGAATTCCTTCCTGGCGCTGCCTACGACAGTGCGTCGCTCTACCAACTGAGCTAAGTCGGAATATCATATCTTGTTTCTAATATTAGTCTATATTCTCTCGTTTGTTTAATGCTTATCTTCTTTGCGAATTAAACGCAACACACTTTGACTGATCGCCGGCGATCCGAGATCTCGCAACATACCCTTCTTCCCTTTGCCCGTTTGTGCAACAAGATAATCCGCCACATCCTTATAGATTTGTTTGCGAAATGTTGCAAGAAGACTCTTCGTGTACATCGCCTGAGCTACGAATATAACGAGAATTACTAGAAATTGAAGCAACACGACATATGCTATATCAATCATATCCATTATCCATGTATGTTAGTCGCCAATATTGATATTGTTAACATCGACCTCTACTCCTCGAGAGTAGGCACTATTTTCTACGCGAGGAGCTGGTACTGGATTCGTACTTGTGACGGATCCGACTGGAAATAGTTTGGGCGCGCCTAAAGACCCAGATCTTTTTTTTACAAAGTACCCATTAGTATCAATATACGATCGTTTCTCTAGCCAAACAGTTATGTTATTAATGCCAATAGCAGTTTTTTTCTTCGTATAGTCGGCGGCGAGTTTCTTGTATTTATCCTGAAGAACATTCATGTGATATGCAACTTGTTGAGTGGCCGCCACAAAAATGTCACAAACTAAAAGTCCATAAATGATTCCTCTCATTGTCATGTCCTTTCGTAGGTCACCTCACCCGCGCGCCGAGGCTCTGATACACGGTCTTCATAGTTCTTAATATATCCTGTTCGGCGATGCCTTTATACTCGCTTGTCAACAAACACGTAATATCTTTTCATCATGGATGTAATCAATAATCATTGAAGCCTAGTAACGCCTAGGTTTTGCGCAAGATTCGTATACAACACAACAATTTCACGATGATTCTTCGATTAATCGCTAGAGGAATAACTTTAGCCATGGTTAACCGCAAGGAGCTTGAGATATCGATTTTATTGACCAAAATTTTTCCGGAAAATTTTACGGCTA